TTTTCCCTCTCTTTTTTCCCCCTTCACCCACCTCTCATATCACCTCCATTTCTCACCTACTCCACCACACTTCCCCCACTCTACACTCTCTCATATACACTCCCATTCTCTGAGGGGGTTGCCACCCCCTTTAACCCTAGTTTAATTTTATCTATATATATTAATATGTCAGATGAAGAAATAAAATTATTAGATGAAGACAAATTAATAAGATTATTGGATGTTGGATTATCAACACATCACTTTTTGAAAGAATTGCTAGAAGATGCGGAAGAGAAATTAGCAGAAACAAATTATGATTTAATTATGAAGATGCGCGATTTATATGCTGTCTGGAGAAGAAATATGGCCAAGAAAGGAAGAAAGTTTGCACAAGGATATGGCAACCTAGTTTCAAAAAGTATTGTAAATTTAGGAATAGAAAAAGCAAGACAACAAATATGCGAACAAACACCCAATAAAAATTGGGAAGAACGGTATAAAAGGATGTTAAAACTAGAAAAAAAATTTTACAAAATGAATGCGACCAAAATTAGTCGTATTAATGGTAAATATTTAGTGAAATTCTTAGAGGAAAGAAAAAAATATGTTAAAGAAGAAGAAAAATACCTATTTCTTTTTGAAAGAATTAAAAAATTATACAATGAATATAAAAAAAAATTGAAAGATATGAGTCATGATTCTTCGGGGATATTTAAAAATAAAGACCCCGAAAATCCTAGTAAATATCGTGCAAGTTATGAAGGAGAAGTTATAACAGATTTCATAGAAAAATATATAGAAGAGGTAGAAGAAGATTTAAAAAGTGATAAAACAAAACCAGAGGTTCTTATAAAAAAAAATGAACTCTTTCAAAATGAACAAATTTATAAAGAGATTAATCATATATATCAAAACTCTCTTCCTGACATCTTACTGCCGGGTACACCCCCCAGTTTTGGTTCAACAAGTTCATCTGGTCCACCTTCACCCATCTCGCTTGACTTGGAACGTGCTGCTAGAACAATGCCCCCCGGTGCTGAAGAATGGATATCTGACGACGACAACAGACCAACAACCCCCGATTATGACCCCGACCATCCTCCGTGGCATGAGGGGGGTGTTAAAGTTGGTAAGTCACCCCGAAAAAAAACAGCGATGGAAATTCATCAAGAAAAATTTGAAAACCCAAATTTCAAAAAAAGATTATTTGCTACTAAAGATACAAAAGTTCAAATTTTTGAAAAAGGTGCTAGAAAAAAACACGGGGCAATAATAAAAAAGCTGCTAGAAGATTTTGGGAAGGGGTATAGATCCCGATTTGGAGAACCGAATGAGGTGGATGACCATATAATAAGATTAATAAGAAAACAGCAAAAAGACCAGTCAAAAATAACAAGGGGAGATTTAGAAGATGTAAAAAAATATCGTGCGGAAAGTGCCGAAAATAGAGCAAAAGCACATTATGTATATACATCGCACAGAAATATGGTAGAAAGAAATAAAAAAATGCGAGCCGAGCTTTTAAGAAGAAGAGAAATATTGAGAAAACAAGATGAAGAGGATTCGGATGGAAGCAGTGATGGAGAAATTGCATATTTGAAAAAAGAGGCAGATGAGGATATCAGACTAATGCGATTGAAAGATGGAAGTTTTATGAAATTGTCACCTAATTATGAAGGCAACCTAGGAAAAACATCCCCGATCCCGGAAGTAGATACAGGAAAAAGTGAAGTTGAAATGGACGAGGATAAATTTATTGAGTATTCGTTGAAAAGGGGAGGAAGAAGAACTCGTAGAAGAAGAAGAAAATTAAAAAAGAAAACTAAAAAAAGAAAGAAGAGGAAGACTAAAAGAAAAAGGATTAGGAGAAAAAGAACTAGGAAAAGGGTTAAAGCATATATATAAAAATTGATATATAAATAATAACATATATTTTCTAATATAGAGATGGCACTTAGTAAAAAGAACCATAAAATTAAACACAGAGAAAATCCAAATGATGTATTTATAACTCCGTTAGCTTTGGCCAAAACAAATATTGATATGATTGAAACAAAAGAGGAGTGGTGTTGGTATGACCCATTTAAAAATAGTGGTTCATATTATAATCAATTTCCAACTGAAAATAAAAAATGGAGTGAAATTTTAGAAAATAAAGATTTCTTTGAATTTAATGAAAAGGTAGATGTAATATGTTCAAATCCCCCATATTCAATGATTAATAGAGTTCTGGAAAAGAGTGTAGAACTTAAACCAAAAGTTATATCTTATCTATTAGGAATCAATAATCTTACAGCGAAAAGGATGGAATTTATGGAAACACATGGTTACTATATTACGAAAATTCATATGTGTAAGGTATTTAAATGGTTTGGTATGAGTGTTGCTGTGGTATGGGAACAAAATAAGAAACCAATAATTGGTTATGACAGAGTTGTATGGAGATAATTTTAGATCCGAAAATAAGAAAATTGATATTATTTTCTATTAAAAAAATAATATTAATTACAATAATATAAAGATGGTAAAACTTAAAATAGTAAGTGCTTTTAGCACAAAAAAATCACAAAATTTAGTAGGGGTACAAGATTACGAAACCAACTTCACCCTTAACCAAATACCCGGCGATTTGGATGTTAAGGATAAGATCATTTACAGCTTAGTTGAAAAGCAGGCTAATGACCTTAACTCGTCAACTTTCCGCGAAGCCATATCCTTAAGACTTATAGGCCATAAAAATAGTCCGGGAAAATTAGGTTATGATGGTTTTGACGCCAGAACCAATCGTCAGTTAGAAGTCAAACCTAAAAATTTCACTGGAAAATCCAAATTATCTGGACAGGGTAATTTCACAGATTACACATGGAAGCGATTACAAAAATACACTGACGACAATGTTAAAATGGTCGTAAGTGGTTTCCATTATGGCAAAATCGCGTATATTTTAGAATTTGATTTTTGCGAAGAGCAATTTCAAAATAGACTGAAAACGCAACTGACCAGACGATTTCCCGAAGGAGATGTAAAAGGACAGTATTTAAGGTCGGCATCATTCGGTTGGAACCATTTCAATGAATGTAAAAGTATCGCTTTAAAGTATATATCGCCACACATTGAAACATATAAGACCGGTTTTACTAGAACATTCTACAAATTCCTTCTTAAACTCCCAAAAGTATAAAAAAAAATAATTTAAATTTATACCACATATTAATATATATATGAACATTGAAAACATTGATGGTATAAATTTTTTAAATAAAATGGATAACAACTCCATTGACCTTATACTTACCGACCCACCCTATATCATATCAAAAGAAACCGGGATGAACAAATTAAAAAAAAAATTAAGTAAATTAGAACCCAATAAAAAAATGAAAACTTTCGCCGATTGGCAAAAATGGAAACAAGAAAAAGGCTATAAAGATGATAAATTAAAAGAAAACTATCTAAAATATGGAAACACCTCTGGAAAAAAATATAGTTATGCTACTGATTATGGTGAATGGGACAAAAAATTTACTATGAACCAACTTGAAAAATTTATTGAACTATATTACAAAAAACTAAAAAAAGGCGGGACCTTAATTATATGGTTTGACTTATGGAAAATTACACCATTAAAAGAATTACTAGAAAAATATAAATTCAAACAAATAAGAATGATAGAATGGATTAAAACAAATCCTATTCCATTAAATCAATCTGTTAATTATTTATCAAATGCCAGAGAAATAGCTTTACTAGGAGTTAAAGGAGGAAAACCGACTTTTAAAGCTAAATATCATAAGGGGGTTTATCATTATCCAATACAATCTGGTAAAAATCGTTTTCATCCTACACAAAAAAACTTGAAATTATTTGAAGAACTGATTAATACACATTCTAATGAAGGCGAACTAGTAGTTGATACATTTTTAGGCGGCGGAACTACTGCGTTGGCTTGTAAAAATTTAAATAGAAACTTTAAAGGATGCGAGATTGACACTGATTATTATAATAAAATATTAACTTATATTAATAATGAGTGAATTTACACAAGATGAATATGATATAATTATGAGTGAAAAACCAAAAGCTGACACAAATGAGAGTTATAAAGGATTTTTAGATATGAAATTACATACAGAAGATGTTCCTGGAACAGGTAAAGGTAAAGGTAGTGACGATTGGGATCTAGGCGACCTTATGAAAATAAAAGCAGAAGAACAACCAAAATTACCACCCGGAGAAACACCAGATATGATGTTTGATACCCCCTATATAAAGGATGAACCATTAATGACAAGCAGTACAGTTAAAACGAAACATATTAATTCTCTATTTGGCCCACACGTTACATTTGACGATAAAAAGAATAGAACTTATGTATTTGACGAACATGAATTATCTAATAACCCCGTTGCCATAAGAATGAGAGAATATAGAAGGAGAAAAAAAGAAGGGACAAAAGTTAAGAAAGGGAGACCGAAAAAAAAAGGAGGGCGAAGAAAGACGCGTAAAATGAGGGGTGGGGACTTGAACGACATTAAAGTAGGTTCTATAATAGGGTCGCGATATAACGACAATTGGACCCATACTTTGGGGAGGAGTATGCAAAAATGGAGAGTAGTAGAAATAGAAAAAAAACCAATGGATTTGAATGGAATTGCATTTGTGCGATTACGGCCTGTTAATGATAAAGGAACCCCCACAGGACCTAAGACCGATATAATTGCCTTTTGGCGCCTGAAAGGAATGTTTGATATTGTACCAGAAACCAAATTTGATATACAGAGTAGGACGGCTTCTGGTGGTCGCAAGAAAAATACCCGTAAGAAGAAGAGAGGCGGACGGCCTACCATAAAAGATATAAAATATGGCTCTGCTTGGGTTCACCAGGACACGAAAAAAAGATATAAAATATCAAATCCTTATCCCGAGTTGGAATACAAAGATGGTGGTTTTATTGTATTAGTCAGAGACCCAGAATATGACCCCAATGACAAAAAAATATATAAATATAAAAAATCAAAAGATTTATTTCAGAATTTTGCACTGGCGAGACACGGATGGGATGGTGGTGGTGAAGGCGGCGGTGGTGCGGCGGCTTCCTCACTTAGAAGAAGAATACCGCGCGAAGGAATGGTAATTGAGACAATGGGAGAAGGCAATGGGAGAGTTGCTGACCACGAACACGACGGAGTTCCTCGTTCCACGCCTATTAATTTTAATTATGAAACCGAAATTCGGGAATTAAATCGGAGAACCAATCAACATATTAATGAAATTAATAGAATGCATAAAGATGAATATGGAAGATTTAAACCTAGTGATAGTCCTTTTGTAAAACATGAAACCGAATGGGCGCGAAAATACAACGAGATATATAATAGGTATAATTCTCAAAAACAACATTTAGATAATCTAAATCAGCAATATTCAACCGCTGAAGTGGTTCATGAAAATATGGAACTAGTAGGCGCACCTGAAGCACCCACTGGTGCTAGTGTTTCGGGGGGTGGTAGCCGGAAAAAAATCAGAAGGCGAAAAGTTAAATGTGGTTCTATTACTGTAAAATTAAAATACAAAAGTAGAAACTAAATTATTTACATCCGCCATTACAATATCCCCATCTAGCCGGGGGTTCTGGTGGTTTTTTTGTAGCGGGACCTAACCAATGGGGTAAATTAAATCTAACCCTTTTCTTTCTTTTCAAAAAATTCATTCTAAAAACATAATTAAATATAACTAAAATACCAACAAATAAAAGTAATACACTTATAAAAAATTCATATTTCATATATATATATAATAATTATATTTTGATTTTCATTTTTATAATTATTATGTAATGACAACTAGATACATAATCGCAAGATATAATGAAAGTATTGGTTGGTTATATCCCATACTTAATCAATGTTTAATTTTTAATAAAGGTGCAACTTTGGGATTGGCAAATGAAACTAAATTAAAAAATGTTGGGAGAGAAAGCGAGACTTATTTAAGGTATATTATTGAAAACTATGATAATTTGCCAGATATATGCGTATTTTCACAGGGTGGTATAAAAGACCATATGATATTACGATTATATAGAAGAACGCCACATATATATTTAAAACAATTAGCTATTGAAGCTAAAGGAAATATACCACAATCATCTGATTGGAGATATCATATTAGAGGACGGGACTATCAAAATCATATAAGTTGGGGAATTAATCCAAAAATAGGAAATCAACAAGGTAGAGGGGAACCAAGTAGGAAAGATAACCACTTAAAATTTAAAGAATGGTTTGCCAAAAATATCCGAAAAGATTTACCTACTAAAGAATTATATCATTATCCATTTGCCTTATTTGCGGTTACAAAAAATCAAATATTAAAACACCCAAAAAAATATTATGAAAATTTAATAAAAGAAGTCAATTGGGATACAAATCCAATTGAAGGGCATTATTTTGAAAGAAGTTGGTATTATATATTTAATTAATTTTTCATTTAAGAAATGTTTATTTACTTTAATGAAAACAAAATATATTGTTGCAAGATATAACGAAAACATTGATTGGTTAAATTTTGCTATGGATAAATGTATAATTTATAATAAAGGAGACAAATTAAACATTCCAAATGAGATATTAGTACCAAATGTTGGGAGAGAAAGTGAAACTTATTTAAGGTATATTATTGAAAACTATGATAATTTACCAGATATATGCGTTTTTTTACAAGGAAGAATATCAGATCATATAAGATATGCTAGAGGAATGAAATATAATCCACATTTGAACCGTTGTTTGAATTATGTTACATTTTTAGAAAGTCAATCAATGTCTATGGGCTCGTCTTACCCTTCAATAACAGTAAACGCAAATACAAAAAATAGTATTTGGAGTGGACAATTTAATAAAAAACCATGGAGAGGACATGGTTGGTATTTATATAATAATTATAAAAACGAAGAACATATACTTTTTCGTGATTGGTTTGTAAAAAATATACAAAATGAATGGCCAAAAAAAAAATTTAAAGTGTATCGTAACGCTATATTCTCTGTAACAAAAAAAAAGATCTTAAAAAATCCAAAAAAATATTATGAAAATTTAATAAAAGAAGTAAATTGGCACATAGAACCTGTAGAGGGTCATTTTTTTGAAAGAAGTTGGTATTATATATTTAATAACGATTAATCAATTAATATAGACCTATAATGTATATCTATGCATTCTATGTATATTGCTTCGTATATTAAAATAATAAACCCCATTAAAAAACACATAGCACCCAGCGCTATCATTGATAACAATATAAAAAAACAAAATGCGACCCATCCCAAAATGGCATATATAAAAAATTGTTCATTGAAAAATTTTTTATCGGTCGTCCAATATCCCCAATGACCCATTGGAAATGATATTAATCTACCCCAACATAATACTGACCATATTAATGATATAAATAATAATAAAGGTGAACACATTTCCCATAAATTTTTGAAACAATTATTTATTTTTTTACAAATTCTTTGTGGGTTATTAAAACTATATCTCACAGGTCTAGTGCAAGCAGGGCATTTAAAAGTATTAAATAATTCATCATTATATTTTAATATTTTTTCAGCACAACGATCGCATATTTTATAATCACAATTATTGTTTGGACACGTTTTACCAATTCTACAATTAGGTCCTCCTAATACCTGACATTCTGATGACATTTAAATGTTAAAATATATAATTTAATATTTAAATGAATTATATATATGAATAAGGATGATTATATAAAAAAAGTTGTTTCATTATTTCATGAATTTTGTGATACAGCAACCATAACTGATTATGATGCCGGATGGACCAAAGATAGAAAATATTATATAAATCCTGAAGACTGGGATATGAGAAGTGCTGGATTAAAATGTGATTTAGGTGATTGTTGGAGAGAATGGTATATAGGTTATACACACAGTGGTTTTTTTGTAAGTAGTGCAATTTGGAGCGAAAGGCAGCGACCACCATGGACATTTAATAAATGGTATCCATTTTGGGGCAAGGCAACGAAACGAAAAGCTATTCTTACATTGAGTATTAAAAAATATTGGCACGAAAAAAAAATAAAAAAATTATTGAATTTACTATTGATATGTAAAAAATATTCACTCTCAGATGATTTAAGATATATAATAAATAAATTGATATAATTTTTTTATTTTTAATTAACACTAATAACAATTGAAATTATGAATTATACTACCACAAAACGGAAAAATGGAAAAGGAATAAAAATTCAATTTGAATTAACTGAAGAGCAAATTTTTATATCAAAACTAAAAAAAGGAGACAAAATTGATTTCAGCAAAGATGGATTAAATTTCTGCGAAGCAAGAGTAACTGATATATTTGAGTGGCGCCAAAAAAATCAAATAAGAATTATGGTTAGACCATTAATAGAAAATTGGAGAGAAAAATACGGAATTTATGGCTTTACATATAGAGATTTTACTCGTTATCATGGAATACCTAATGCGATGATAAGTCAGTTGCATTCATGCACAAGAAATTGGCGAAGTGAATTAAAGGTATTTGATTTTATTGATTTTGTTATTCCAAAATACATTCAAGAATTATTTACTTCAAAACTTGAGATAAACTTTTGTTATAGTGGAATGATAATAGCCAAAACAAGTAATTATATTTATGTTTCTGCAACAATACCACATTTATGTGGTAATTGGGATAACAAAATTCATTTTTACAAAAACTCGTTTGGTGTATTTATTATACCATTTACAATTGGTTCCGATGATATTTTTAAAAATGAAACTATCACAAAAATGAAAGTTAAACCATGTTGTGGAGTAGACCGTAATAATAGACTGGTAGCAAATCATTGTTGTTTTAACAGAAAATATTTAGATCCTGAATTAATTTCAGGATTTATACGGACATTATCATACAAAACATTATTTGTAGATTTTGATAGTAAATTTGTTGATAATTCAACAGCGTGTCCAATCTGTTTTGAAGAATTAAGTTTAACGAAATTAGGGTGTGGTCATAAATGCTGTGAAGAATGTTTTCATAAAATGTTTATGCATTCTCATTGTTATATGGAAAATTCTAAAATAGAGTGTCCTCTATGTAGAAAAAATATATTTAAATTAAGTAGTTCTGGCTCCGCGTGTAAAATTGACACATCAACTCCTATTGTAGGTATTGATGGAAAATATAATGAAAAATATTTAGATGTAATATTTAATAATTGCAAAGTTCGCGATAAAGATGGTATATTATATCAAGTGATATCAAGAGAAAATATCTCAGAACAAATAAAAAAAGATACAATCTTAGCATTAAAAAAATGTGAGATTAGTGTAAATAACGATAATGGTTGTATTTTCAAGAAAAAATCAGAGATAGAGGTGGTAGAGAACTATAATATATCCGTTATACATTTTAGAAATCCAAAGGGGGGTGCATATACTGTTGATTTAAAAAAAGCATCTAGGCATCAAACTCATCTTATAAAAAAAAGAATAAAAGATTTATCGGAAGTAGAAGGAGCTGGGACGAGATGTAATAGAGAAAATTGTAGTTGTGCGAAAAATAAAAAACCATTTGTAAAATGTTTTAAAACTTTAAATGGTACTTGTAATCGTTACAAGCCACATTGGGATAATTTTATATTATATTTGACAGACTATTATAGCCTAGATGAAAGTAAATTTCATATGACCATCCTAACAAAATTTTTGAAAAAATATTATCCTTATTACATTATTTCATATGAAGGAACAAAATGTCACAACCAACCCCAACCATTTGCTTAAATAATTAAATAAAAATAATAAAGATTTTTTTTGATTAATAATCAATGACTTACAATGACCATTGGTTATTAACTACACACGCGGCTGCTCTTTTCCCCATGGGTGTATTTTTATGGAGTTGGAAAAGAAGAAAAGATACTGCATCTATTTATATGTTAATAAAATTTATTTATGGTGTTACTTATTCTTTACTATATCATTCCCATCATAGTTTGCCAGAAGACCAAATTTTTACAACCGATTATGACTATGATAATTGGGCACTACTAGACGGTTATGCGAGTTCAAGTTTAATATTTACAACCGTTTTATATGGATTAAGGGTAAGAGAACCACAAATATATATAACAAGTTTTGCAGTTGAAAATATTGTTTTAATAGTTTATTTATGGGAAAACTTAAAACACGATGTAATATTAACATGGTATTTATCAATATGTAGTTTTGTTGTTGTTATAATAAAATGGAGAACTGTTTGGAGATATTTATTACGATTTAAAATTTTATCTTTTTTATTTTCCGTTTGTGGCATAATAGCAATAATTATGTATGCTATAGCTTCTCAAAATTGGTATAATGCCGCATATATGAAATATCATTCGTTGTGGCATTGTTTTGTATTTTCTACAGCTGGATTTGCTTCACTATTACGCTATAAATTAGATGAACAATTATATCCAATAATGAATAGAAGAAGTCAATTAGATTCAATATAAATTTATTATATAATTATTTATTATAATATGTTTTCTAGATTGATGAAAATGTCATCTCCTTCTTTAAAGAGAACAATTGTTACATTCAAAGATACATCTAAAAGTAAAAGTGTTTTGACACCCGAATGCGTCCAATTTTTAGAAACTATTCACAATAACACAAGTTTCATAAAATCCGAAATGGTCCATAATAGAAAAAATAAAAAATTGGACTTTAGAGAAGATACAAAAAGTATTAGAAATAGTGATTGGAAAGTAAGCCCATATTCAGAATATTTACAAAATAGACATGTTGAGCTAACTGGACCCGGGAACGACGCAAAAATGGTTATAAATGCTTTAAATTCAAATGCTAGTGGATATATGTTTGATATGGAAGATAGTATGTCCCCTAGTTGGTATAATGTAATGAACGCACACCACAATATGAGATTGTTATGTAGAAATAAATTAACAGCAGAGAAAAAAGATAGCGAAGGCAATGTAATAAAAGAATATAAACAACTAAAATATATAGATAAAAATAAATCCCCCACTTTATTTTTAAGAGCAAGGGGATTACACATGAACGAAACTAACTTTCTAGTAAATAATTCACCAATTCAAGCAACTCTATTTGACTTAGGGACACATTTATTTCATAACGGGCATAAATTAGTTAAAAATGAAGCCGGGCCATATATTTATATTCCCAAATTAGAATCATATGAAGATGCTATATATGTAAAAAGAATTATTAAACAAATGGAAGAAGAATTATATCTACCAAAAAATTCTGTAAAAGTCACCGTTTTAATTGAAACATTTCCGGCAATATTTCAAACTGAAGAAATTATTTATGCTCTAAAAAATAATATAGTTGGATTAAACTGTGGTAGATGGGATTATTTATTTGGAATGATAAAATCTCTAGGAAATGATAAAATAATGCCATACAGGTCTCTTTTAAGTATGGATAAACCATTTATGGAAGCTTATGTCAAACAAATAGTTACTTCCTGTCATAAAAGAGGTATTCATGCAATGGGTGGGATGTCTGCTTTTATTCCTACTGGAGATGAAGTAAAAGATGCTGCTATATTAGATATTATTAAAAATGATAAATTATTAGAAATATCACGTGGATGTGACGGAGCCTGGGTAGCTCATCCGGGTTTAATTGAACCTATAAAAAATTTATTTGAAGATACTTTAAAAGCCCCAAACCAAATTGATACTCATATGAATATAAATTTATTAAACGATAATATGTGTAAAGTTACAAAATCTGACATTATTAATTTTGAACCTGTAAAAATAATAGATATCAATGATATAAAAAGTAATATCAATATTGCATTACAATATATATCAGCGTGGTTAAGTGGAAATGGTGCGGTAGCTTTAAATAACTTAATGGAAGATTTGGCTACTTCTGAAATTTCTGTATTTCAAATAAAACAATGGTTAAACTCTGATGTGTCACTTGATAATTTTGGACATAAAGACTTTAATGAAGATATGTTTTTACAACTACTAGAAACAGAATATAATAATATCGTTATAGATAATCAAGTTTCATATGCCGACAGATATTTTAGACAAGCAAAAAACATATTAAAAGAATATGTTTTAAATGACAAACACAATTTTTTACCCGATGTAGCAACTAAACATCTAAACATTGAACATGGATATAAAGCAATGAAATGGGATAAAAAAACTTTACATAAATTAACCGGCAGTAAAGGTCATTTGAGCGGTTTAGAATTAACGAAACACAGGGGTGAATATCTTAACAAATTTTTATATGAAGATAACAATCCAGCTTACAAATTTTTAGGAACCAGTAATGGAGTTTCGGCAGTCAATGTAGTTGCCGGTGGTAAAGGGAAAGTTGGACCTTATGCGGGTGGATGGCAACACAATGCTATGAGTAATAGATTACATATGTGTTTGCCCGATACATTACACGTTGCTCCGGAAGAATCCGCTAACTGTGCTTTTGAAATCAATAATCATTTACATAGGGCAGACGCGGTTCAACATATTCAAAAATTAGACAATCCTGATATTAATACAGTTAATTATTATGATATGGCAATGTTATGTGATTTAGAACAAGGTTGGTGCACGCCTGAAAAAGTTAGAATTGGAACTCAATTAGCTATTAAAAATGGCATTAATGTTATACATATAGAAGACCAAGGAGAGAAAAAAAGATGTGGTCATTTAGGCGATAAAGAATTAAATACATACGACGATTACGCATTAATGATGCGTTCTGCTAATTTAGCCGCTCAAGAATTATTAGGACCCGAACAAGCTGATAAAAAATGGGTTCGCTTTGTTGCTAGAACCGATGCTTTATCCGCAAAAAGAATTCATAACTCAAAATTGTTATATAGTAAAATGAACCCAGAACACAAGTTCGTTGATTGGGGAAAGGGAACATCACCAGATGGTAAATATTTATATTTAAAACAGGGTATTAATGAAGAAACTGGTAATTCATGGGGACTAGACCTTTCTATATATCGTGGTTCTAGAATTGTTGATGAGGGATTAGCTACACACGTTTGGATGGAAACACCCGACGCAGATTTAAATGTTGCAAAAGCTTTTATGAATGGTGTAAATGATATTTTGGAACCTAAAGGAAAAATGGCATATGCTTTATATAATCATTCGCCGTCTTTTGATTGGGATGTTAAATTTTATACGGAAGCTGAAAAATTGGCAAAAAAAATAATTGATTGGTCATTTCAACACAAGAATGGAAAACCGCATGAAAACTATGAACTTCATATTAATGACTTAAAACATTATTTATATAAACATGGCGAGTTAATTCAAGGAGACCATTTAATGAATAATAATGATTTACATAATATAACATTATGTTTAAAAGATTTTCATATGAAGGATACTAATTGGCAATTAAATCTTAATAGTTTAAAAAATTCTAACTATCCTGGGTTTTTAAATACTAAGATTGATGAAATTGTAGATAGCGAATTATTATTGGGCTATAATCCAATTAGAAATATGTCAAATATTATTGTTGAACATAGATTAAAAGAATTTGGAAATCAACTTTCTACATTTGGTTGTAATATGCATTTAATAACTTTACCTGAATTTCATGTAACCGCATACAATATGCATTTATTATCTAAAGATTTTGCTGATAATGGTATTAATGCTTTTGTTAAAAATACACAAAGGCCAGAAAGAATTCATTCTGAAAATGATCATACTTACACATATTATAAACATCAAACGGCTACTGGGACTGGATGCGAAGCCGCGTTCAATGTTACTGTTGGTTCTCACGATGTAAATACTTTATCTGATTCTACTGAACAAGACGATATTAAAAGTAGAAAAAATTAAATAATAATTATAATTTAAATTATTATTTAAAATCCTAGTATTGTGCTTGACCTGTTATTTTTTTTCTTTCTTTCTTGATGTCGCATTTTCAAATTTTCCATACCTTTTACTTTAATCTTCATTTTTTGCAACTCTTTATTTATTCTAATATCAATATCTCTATAATCATCAAATTCATCAAATGGTCGCATAACAAATTTTATAAATTTCATTTCCTTTTTATCTATAATATCTTGTTGTCCATAACAACTATAGTAAAATGGATTTAATCTATAGCAAAACGAATTTTTTTGGACTTGTGCGTATTTTATTTCCTCTTGAAATAAACGGTCAATTACTGAAAATGATGACTTTAATAATAATATATTTTTTATATTCTCATTTTTTGCTTCAATATACCATCTTAATTTAACAGATAAATCATTTCCTGAACAATCTGGTATACAATTCTCTGCCATATTAGCTTTTATAATTGCTATCGTATTTATTATGTTTCTTATATTATAAATAAAACCTCTTCTACAATTTGATATAGTTTTTATTAAAGAAAAAACATTACAATTATATATATTTGGATATAAATACCTTATTGCTCTGGGTATAACAAATTGATTTGTCGCCTTAATTTCTTTTATCTTTGTTTCTATCTCATCTATTGTAACTCTTAATTTTTCTTTGTTATCAACTATTGAGGTTGATTTAATTTTAAAATGTTCTTCTTCTTCTTCTTCCTTTTTTCCAAACAATAAAAACCAACCGGATGTGAACTCACATAATGATTGCAATTTATCATATTGGTGCGCTGCTGTTTTGTGTGCTTCTGCCTTTGCGTCTAATTTTTTATAATTTATTATTGCTAATAAAAATGCTATAAATGCGTTCAACCCAGACAGAAATGTTGTTCCCCATTTATATATTGTTGTATCTATTCCCGCCGATGCCACAGCAGCAACACTTGAGAAAAATATACTCGGTAACATTAACATATTTAATTGATTTTCACAATAAAATTTAGATTCCATATATATAATTTTTTGACCTTTTACAAACGATGATAATATATCCATCGCAGATGATAAAAATTCTTCTTCTTCGTCAAACATATTTTCCAAACTATATTCTACTGTTTCATATTTTATTAAAGACGGGTATGTCAAAATATCTAAATCGTCAATATCAAAATCCTTTACATCAAAACTCTCGTTTTTTTTCTCTATTATATCTAATGATATGTCGCTGGAATTCTCTCCCAGTCCATTTAACATTTATAATAAATAATATTTATTATTTTATTATTTATTACGAATTATCAACTTTATTCATATATAAAACTAAATCAACCATTCTATTACTATATCCCCATTCATTATCATACCACGCTAATAATTTAAAAAAAGTTTGATTCAATTGTATTCCGCCATTAATATCTAAAATACAGGAATGACTATTATTAATAAAATCTTGTGAAACTAAAGGCATGTCTGTATAACTTAATATACCTTTCATTTTATTTTCAGAATATATCTTTATCATTTTAACAATATCATCCATGGTTGTTTTTTGTCTTAATTTTACACTTACATCAACAATTGATACATCCGGAACTGGAACTCTCAACGCCATTCCGGTTATCTTTCCTTTTAATTGGGGTAACACTTTTCCCACAGCCTTTGCCGCACCAGTTGACGCTGGTATAATATTAACACTAGCAGCTCTACCTGCTCTCATATCTTTACCCCCACGAGGAGCCCCATCAACTGTCAATTGATTTGCTGTTGTAGCATGAATGGTGGTCATTAATGCTTCTTCAACTCCAAAACATTCATCTAATACTTTCATTAATGGTGCTAAACAATTGGTTGTACAGGATGCGTTAGAAACAATATTTAAATCTTTACTATAAGTTTCATTATTTGCTCCCATAACAAACATAGGAGTATCATCCTTTGGTGGGGCGGATATAATAACTTTTTTCGCACCAATCATATTATGTGGTTTAATATGATATTTGGCTGTTTCTGTAGTTCTAAATACACCAGAACATTCACATACATAATCTACTCCAGTCTCTTCCCAATTTATATTAATAGGATTTCTTTCTTTTATTAATTGAATCTTATTATTATCTATATACAAATATTCTTCCGTTCCTTTTATATCTTTATCAATGGTTCCGTGAACCGAATCATATTTTAATGAATATGCTAATTGTTCGCCAGAATTAAATGGGTCATTTATTGCGACTAATGTTATATCATTTCTATCCATTACCGCCCTACATATCATTCTACCAATTCTACCAAATCCATTAATACCTATTCTTATTGTCATTATAAATTATTATTATATTAAATTTTCATAGCATCTTCCATACTTACTTTAATTGCTAAATCTTTTTTTATACTTTCTTTCTCTGTTTCATACTGTTGTGGTGATAATTTACTACCTGTTATATTTCTTACACACATTTGCCAATGTGCGGTTTTTTCATGATCGTCTTTCCAATCGGGATGCATTTTCTCCCATTTACTTAAAGTTTGTATTTGTTTTAATCGCAATTGGCTCATTATATCGTCAAACTTTTGATCTCCATCATCTTTTTCCCATTTATTCTCATCTTTAACATAAAATTGTAATTTTTCATTATCACTACAATGTAACGCACTACAATGTAATGGTCTTTCTATGGGAGATATATCTTTCAATTGATTACTTATTATATTTGTTATACCTTTCGCAAATCCATTCTTATTTGTATATGTTATATCGTCTAATGATAATTGTATATTTTTAACAAAATCAGTTATATTTAACGCGTCTTTACAATTTTCATTTAAAAAAACATTTATTGATATAGTATTATTATTATTATTACCTATTTTTGGCATCATTTCTGTATTTGTTTGGATTGATTCTTTCAATAGTTCAATTGTTTTATTTTGCATTTCCATTTGTTCTTTTTGTTGTTTCACTAATTCAAATAAAATTGATGTATCTGTTTGATCAGCTGAAAAAAAGGCACTAGTTTCAACCACTTTTTTTTTCTTCAAATTTTCATCTTTTTTCAAACATGGTAACTTTTCTGAAAAAGTCGCCATTCCCAACATTTTTTCTGGGTTTTTTTTACAATTTTTTTTATGGCGTGATAAACCGCTCTTATGTCTGTATTTTTTATTACAAAATATACACACATTTTCAACAGTTTGCGACTTTTTGTTACCATTTAGGCGACTTTTCCCCATATTTTTAGCATGTTTTTTGGTCGTTTCATGCTTCTTAAAATCATACAAATTGCACGATATATAGTCACAAGCGTGACAAAAAAATTTGTCATTTTTTTTCTCAGTCAGGCGATTTTTTGTTACCATTTAGTTACCTTTATATATTATAAGAAAAAGTTGCTAAATCATTTTTTCTCAACTTTTTTTTTCTTATATTTCGTAATTAGTGCCTTTTTTTCAGTACCTTTTTTTTTATGTAGGTGTTTTTTATTAAATATTTTTTCTTATTTTCACTACATCTCCCCGCTAAACTCCACTTTGTGACTGGCCTTACCATAAATTTTTTCTATTTTTCATTTTCTTACTCATTACCATAACAATCTGAAAAATTTTCAAATCGCTGACTGAAATGCTGTAAAAAACAATAAATTACTGAAATATATGTAATGAAACTTGTAGTATTATGAGAAAAAAGGGTACTGAAAAAAAGGCACTAATTACGCGCTTTTTTTTGCACCTTTCTCCCAGAGGTTTTTTACACAACCCCCAAAATTTTGCCCAAAAAAAAAAACTAAAATATAGAAGATCATTTTTTTTTGCCGTAATTAGTGTCTTTTTTTCAGTACCCCTTTTTCTCATAATACTACAAGTTTCATTACATATATTTCTTTAATTTATTGTTTTTTACAGCATTTCAGTCTTTGATTTGAAAATAAATGAAATCGTTACCACACTAAATAACATTTTCAAAAATGAAAAAAATTTATGGTAAGGCCAGTCACAGTTTTTACTACTTTTTATTTTTACCTACAAGTTCAATAACAGTTTTAAAAATGGAGAAAAAGTATGGTAAGGTCAGTCACAACTTTTCAATAATATATATATATTATGAAATTTTGCACTCAAATTATTTATTAAAAAAAATTATGGTAAGGCCAGTCACAGTTTTTACTACTTTTTATTTTTACCTACATCACCAATGTCATTTTTAAAAATGAGAAAACTGTATGGTAAGGTCAGTCACAACTTTTCAATAAAATAGATATATTATGAAATTTTGCGCTCAAATTATTTATTAAAAAAAATTATGCTAAGGCCAGTCACAAAATATTTTTTATTAAATTAAATACTTAAATGTTTTTTTTTAATATCTATTAATGAACACCCGTGAAAAAACATTATGTGAATTTTTGAAATCCTGTAATATAATTTCCAATGATACTCAATACACCAATTTAGAAGGCATTACTGTTTATAGAAATACCCTTGTTAATAACGAATTATATTTTTCTGATAATATTCAAAATCAAATTAAACTACTTAAAACCATTTTTTCTTCTTCCAGCTTAACTTGTCTTCAAATTGATGCGGATAAAAAACAAAAATGGCCTTTATTAAATTTGGTTAGACAAATTTTAAATGCAATTGATTATAAAATTGTTCCCGGTAGAAAAAGTAATGGCTACACCGTTGATGGTAAAAAAAAAATGATACGATTTTTTACTATCAAAAAAAATAAAAAAGTTAGTGAGGTAAAAAATTAAATATATAATATCAAAACTTTTTATATGGAACGCAATCAAACTTTAAGTATTGCTTTAGGAACTGCTGGAGTAGGCTGTACTTTAGCTTATTTGGCATATTCTCATTGGGAAAATGATAAAAATGATAATCTAAATAAAGTTACTGTAGACGATGTTGGAAAGGAAGCTGTCATTGAAGATAACAAAAACAATGAAAAAGAAAAAGCCGGTGCATGGTATGATTTTATATTTTCTAATAGCAACACAGAAAACGAGGAAGGCACTCAAATACAAAAAAAAAATGAGTGGGACAGTAATATTACTCTCAAACCAGAAAATAAAAAAATGGTAAAATCAGCACTTAAAGACACTTTAAAACAACAATTTAATGAATCTAATTAATTATGAAAATTAAAATATATAAATTAAATAATTATATATTTTATAATGACTTCAGTTTGGGATAAATATTTTGTTCCCTTTGATTCTATTTTAATAAATAACTCGTGTAAATATTTTTTACACCTTCAGTTATTTTCTGAATATGAAGAAGTATTAAACACATTATGGTCATATATGAGAAAAAAAAAATTATCTGATGAAACACTAAAACCATTTGAAAATATGATCGCTCCGGCAACGACAACTGCGGTTAAGAAATTACCATCATTTAAATTGTTCACTGTTGGATATAGTTCAAAAGTAAAAGACAACCTCCTATCCAAATTTGCAAGTATTATATGGGATCAAATTTCTCAAGCTAATAATAGAGTATCATTAAACTCCTTTTTTAGTGCATATTTTGCAATTGGAGACGTTGACCTTCTCCCAACACCGTTCAACAAAGATATGAATGAGACAGATTATGGAAAAAACATTTTAAAACAATACATTAATGATATGATAAGTATTTATGGAAAAGAAAAAGGCAGTGTGGAGATAGCAAGGGGAAAAAAGAGATATGGGTTAGTCATAGCCAATAATCTATCGGGGTTTTTACATGCTATAGTAAATATTGTTTTATTTTGTAAATTAAAAGAAAAATTTTCAGAAGAAAAAGATTGTTACAATAATAATTTATTTAATCAAATTATTAAAGATTTTGAAAAAGAAATTAAACGTGACGATGAAGAAATAAAACAGAAAGGAGATGGCGATGACCCTGGACCATTCCTCTTTATGGTAAGAGGAAAATTGGAAAAACATAAGGATTTGGAACCTGGGAAAACTATAGGTAAGATAGACAAAGATGATACAACAATTATATATAAAGAATTATTACGCCGAGCAAATCAAAATGATGTTAGAATTACTGCGAAGAAGGATTTAATAAAGCATCTTCAAATAGATTTAAAAAATGAAGATTTAACACGATATATATATGATAGCGCATATAGGAGGTTAATGAAACTTATGCTGGAAACAGGTTTACAAAATATTAAAAAAACAAGTGGAGAAAATTTAGTATATCATATTGACTCTATATATACCAAATTAGAAAGAAACGAAGAAAACCCAACCAAAATGCTGAAACAGGATTTTAAAACAGAGTTTTATGATAGATACAATTTAGTTAAATTTAAAAATATTCAGGAAATTATACAATATTGTCTAGATATGACAGAAACATCACAACTTACTATTGATTTAAAATTCCTCTTACAACGGTATAGTGTTGAAATCAATAAAATGAGAGAATTTTTTATGGAATTTAAAGAGATGTATAACATAAAAGAACAAAACTATCCGAAGGAAGAAGACCTTAAAAAAGGAAGTCACACAGATGAATATAAAAACTATCTTGTAGAAGTATATAATACTTTTGTAAGAAAGCAAATTGAGAAATTAAAAGCATATAAATTGTCAAAACATGATATTTTTGATAAAAGTGATATTCAAAAAGATTTGGATAGTTGGGTAAAAATTGAAAAACATATAAAAAGTAAAATAAGTGTTATTAACTGGATATTACTGTATCAATCAAGATTGGATAGATATATATACGGACAACATCAGGACGACGGTTATAATGATTTAATCGGTAGAGTGAAAAGTATATTAGGAGCGGAGACGAGTTCTGCCAAATTATTTAATCAGTATAAAGACTATATTGAGTTGAAAATAGATAATATATATTCTAGAGGGCTATATGAGACAATTGGTTGGCATCAATATAGTCCTGAAAGCGATTTAATGGAAAATTATTATTTATATAAAACAGTTGCGGTAGCGAATGAAGCTTTAATTACAAAATTAACAACTAAAGAAGATATTGAAGTAAAAGAAAAAGACGAGAATGATGCCAACAATGATGAAGTTAATAATATAGGAAAAAAAAGGTCTAATTATAGAAATTTTTATGACCATGCTACAGAAGAACATATAAAAAAAATGATAATAGAATCAATACCAAAAGATCAAGCTCACGATTTTGCCGATAGTGCAATATTAACCGGAGAATTGGCTGGTGACGCATTCGGATTGGCATTGAGTATGGGGGTCGGAAGAGTACAAAATGGAAAAATATTACCACAACTGGATGACTATATGAAAGAAGATTTAAATGTTTTACATGAAGATGAGAATAAAGAAGAAGAAGATAATGTAATAAAAAATTTATACGAAGGTTATCATGGTACTACAACATCTGTTTCTACACATGGTAAAGAAATCGCACATGTGGGAGAACAAATGTTATATGAAAAATCCCAGAATAGATTTTTTATGAATGTTAGGGCAATACAAGGGAAGGAGTTGGAGACTGAATTAAATACAAGAGAAAATATGATATGGTCACCAGAACCATTATATCAAGTTACTGTATTACCGAATTGGAATTCAACAAAAAGAATTGGTAGCACACTACCGAGTATAGGCAATCCGGGATATCATAAATTTTTAAATTTTTTGGAACCATATTTTGATAGTTCAAATGAAAATGGAGAAATACATCAATGGTTTTGGGAAAGAAAATCATTAGATAAACCAGATATATTTCAATCTACTAGTTATAAAAATTATGGAAATAGAATTTATAATATATGGAAAAATATGACAAGTGTAGATAAACAAAAACAATGGATCAAATCAAATGAAAGATTATTGTTAGAAAATTTTACTAATAAAAGAACTAGAGTAGATAGAAAGTTGAGATTTCTACAGATGGATGCTAATTTTAGACCTTCGGCATATAATTTAGTTTATAATCAAAAAAGAGAAATACTATTAGGACACGCTAAGAAAGGGGATGATATTTTAACAATATTATCAACTGCTGGAAAATCAGATCAATCGTCAGCGAAAGTTGGTGATTTTTTTAAAACATCTGAATATTTTTCTAATCCGATAATAAATCCGGGAACAGGTCATACAGCATATAAAAATATTACATATATGGAATCAGCTCAAAATACAAATAAAACAGTAATACCATTAACAAGATGGACTGAAGAAGCCGAACTTTTTCAAGAAAGAATAAGAAGTGTATTAAGGTATTGTGAAAAAATGTATAAAAAACATGGAGCTACTAAATTTAAAAAAAAATTGGATACGACAAATACACCGGCCGGTCATAGCTTACCAGATTTTACTTTTATGATAAATAATATTTCATATATAAAAACAACTAAGTTATCGGAAGATATAAAAAAATATACAACAGATATTATTGAAGAACTAGGTATGTCAAATCATACAATAAATAAAGAGTATATAAAAAAAGATCTATATCCAATAAATTATGATGGTGCTCCAATAATTAATAACGTAAATTTAATAGAATCTATTGGAGAAAAAGTTTCATTTTTAGTTGAACAGATACCAACAAAAAATAAAAATGTAGATGGAATATATCATTTAAATGATATGTATAAACAATATTTAACTTATATGGGCGGAGAATTAGGATTATATAAAGTTTGCAAAAATGCGGATAAATGGGCGGAGAAGAAAGATTTAATGGGACTTCGTGAGGAATTCAATAATTTGACAACAAATGAAAAAAAAGAAGGTGTTATAGATTATGTATATGATAAAGTATTAAAAGGTTCCGAAGTTAAATTTTGTGATATAATTGTTGATAAAGAAATATATGAACACATACCATCAGATTTAATAGAAGATGGTCCGGCTAGTGTAGTAAAAGGTTCAACTGTGAAATTTTATCCAGGTTATAACAATATAAGAAATAAATACAGACAAGAATGTATATTCAGAAGTAACGCTAGTTGGAAAATAAAATTTATTAAAGAAAAATATAGAATAATGAAAATAAAAAAATTGTTGGCAAAAGAAGATGAAGATGTATGGAACATTGAAACTTATAATTTTTTGGTAAAAGAATTAGATAGATTAACTGAAGATAGTACTGATAATTCAATAGGATACAATTATAATTTCCAAAAATCATATAATTTAAACGATATGAATGCAAAAGAAAGAAATCATGTATTGAATTCTATGTCAGATAAGATTTATAAGCGCATATTAGAAAAGAAAAAAGAATTAGATAATGATTTAAAGGAAACGGAAAGTAAAGCAGTGAAATATTATCCATTTTATATTGAAAAGGAAACAGAACAGAAGACGGAGAAAACTAAAATGAAATCACTTTTGGGAGACAATTATCTTCGGTCAGGTGAAGTAAAAAAATCAATAATAGCAGATGGAAGGAATTATGGCACTATGTTATCATTAGCACCTGATAGTAATTATTTAAAAACTGTTGAAAAAGATGAATATTTGTCAGGATTAATAGCATTTAATCTAAGTTTTAAAGAGGGAAAAAATGATAACGCACTATATACAGTAGAAATGAAGGAAAAAGAATTAACTAGGTGTGTGCGAGATATTATAACCGAAAAACAATATAGGGAGGAATTAAATAAAGATACTTGGGTAACCGCTAGTCAAAATTCATATAATTGGTTTTGCAAAGCTGATAAAATGATTGAAATGTCAAAATATAGAGGAATGAGTTTGAACAATTCAGGTTATCAACATAGTAATGAAGTAGTAATAACACCATTAGATAAAATATTTATTCAAATAGCATTATCTGATTTTTATAGGGAGGAGGCGATAGATAAAACAAAAATAATTAAAACTAGTGCATTGCCACATATCATTGGAGGGGGAAATACATCGTGGATGCAATCTGAAATTTTAGCGCCATTAGCGGATGATAATGAAAAAATGGATGAAGCATTTCAAAAGGTAGAACAAAGATTGTCGCTACTTTATAAAGGTTATACAGAAAGTGTTGCTGAAAAACCCACATATAAATTAGTAACAGGAACATATAGAAGAGTTGGAAATGATATGACGGATACACCATCTGTAACAGAATGTATGTTTCATTATAGAGTAAGAGCGCCAATAGCATTGTTTTTGTTGATAGAATTATGTAAAAAAAACGATATTGAACTCGGTGGTCATATAGGAAAAATAAAATTATTTAATAATGATTTATTGAAAAGTATGGCACAAAATAGCTGGTTGTTAAAAATTTATGAAGACCTTAACAAAAGTAGTAAAACAAAATTAAAAGACAAAAATGAGAAAAAAAGAGAAAAAAATATAAAGGAGTATAAAGTAATGGAACAGAACGAACAGAAATTTAAAAAATGGATAAATATTATAAAATCCGATAGAGAGAAAACAAAAGCATATAAAGATGTTGTAACTAAGTTAACCAAAAAAAATAAAGAAGCGAGATTAGAAGAAATAAATAAAAAATTACAAAAAAAACTGGTTACGTTTAGTATAGAACATTATATAAAATGTTGCATATTAGGAAAGGTAAGTAGGACTGAAGGATTAGATGAATTACCTTATTTGGCAGAATGTTTGCCGCAAATAATTAGACAAATAACGGAATTAGGTAGAAAAATTGAAGTAAAGGGAAAAATAGAAAATCTTAATATGATTGATATAGGAAAAATAAAAGAATTAAAAGATTTTCATAAGTTATTTTCAAACGGTTATCCAAATGCACCACAAACAAATGATATGCTAAAAAGTGCTTTAAGTTACAACAGTGATGATATATATAAAAAATTATATAGATTTTTAGGATATGGATTTGATAAAGATAAAGATATTATAAATGTGAATGATATATTATTTTATTTATGTTGTCCATTGTATCAAAAAAGTTTTTCAGATTTTATGCAATGGGAACAAGGTGATTTTTTACAAAATATGTATTCGCCCAATAAATATGGAATACAAAATGTAACCTTAACAGGAACCTACGATACATACGCCGCATTTGCGGGTGCGTGTAGTATATGTTCCCCCACTTTATTTGAAAGAAGCATACCGGGAACAGGTTTTAAAACAAAAACACAATTAGGTAAAACACCAACAGTAATGTTCTCTTGTGCATTAGAAAGAAATACAAAATATCCCATGTGGTTATATATAACGCATCATAAAGTGTTTAAAAAGACAGGTAAAGAAACAATGTTATTAGGTTCAGTTCCGTTAAGTGACCCAAAATATAGTCAAGATGATTATTATCGTAAGAAGAAGATAGAAGCATTATCGGAAAAATATGGGGGTGTTACAGAGAAAATTTCATATACGGGAGAGGGAGTAATATACAAAACTGACACTGGAAAATACTATTATAATCTATCTTGTGTATCAATAGAAGTTTTAAACAAAATAATAGAATTGGTAATTATTGAAGATTTTGATGATGACGATTTTTTAATTACTGGTCCTAACAATGAAAAAATATCGGGTGGTGGTATGTTTGAAAAAGCGGACGATATAAAGTTTATTGATAATTTTATAAATATTAGATTTACAGCTAAAGATGATCCCGACCACTTGAATACTCAAATATATAAATGGGAAATGCACACACCAAAAGGTAATAAAATAGTAGGAGTAAGTAATAAATTTGTTGAAAAATATTTTTCAGACATTGACGAAGTTGCTAGAGAAAGTAGTGAAGACATAATAATAGAAGATAATTTTGGTATCATTTTAGAAAAAGTTGCATTTTGGAAAAGGGAGTATAAGAATATATTAAAATTTTATGAAATATGTCAAAAAAATTGGGATAATTTTGAAAAAATATTAACAGCATATGGAACTACTGTTGGGGGGCATACAGCGGGAGTAGATGGACCGAACTTAAATGAAAAACATATTGAGAAATTTAAAAAAAAAGAAAATCTAGAGGCTAATCCAAAAGACAAAACGAATAACACATATGTGAATGGGGGTAAATTAAAAATGAAAACGAATAGTAAGATTCAACATGTTCTAGATTGGCTAAGATCACCAAAAAATAAAGACAACCAACCAATTCCCCAGTTGAAGGGGGGACAAGGAAATGATAATTTATCCAACATGACGCCTAGTTCAGACAATACAAAACACTATGATGAAGTTCATTTTTGGTTTGAAGGAGACGCATGGAATGGATTAGGATTAGCTATGAATAGTTGGAGAAGAACGATGAGAGATAAATCAGTATTTTTTAGATATTTTCCATTTTGTAAGCCTATGTCGGAGTATGAGAATTTTGAAACATTTTTAGAACAAGTAGATGAGGTGATGAAAGGGCGAATGATGAGAAGAGTTCAATATGGCGGGGCTGGACCAGCAGAACAATGGGTTAAGGGAAATCAATATAATGTTAGAGACAAAGTTTATATCATTGAAAATGAAGTAAAGAAATACTATAAATATGATCCAGAATATGAACCACCACCATATGAGTTACAAACATCCCCTGATGCGAGTGATTTATGGATAGGCATTGAAAAAGAAGAAGGTGAAGATGATGATGCATCAACCACTGCAGGCAGTGATGATGAACGAGGCATTGATGATGAACGAGGCATTGATGATGAACGAGGCATTGATGATGATGACCTAAAAAGATTAAAACGCGATATATCGCATGCTTTTGACAAAATATTAAAATTAGAAAAACAAAAAGAACAACTAAAGATTGAAGATGACAACGATGATTCGGAAGAATACAAAGGTAAAGTAGATAAAATTGTAGCTAACATGAATAGAATGAAAGAAGATATAAAATTACCCCCATCGCGCGTTGATTTGTCAATTGAAGAGGAGGTAGAAGAAGAAGAAGAAGAAGAATGGAAATCATCAAATGCAATTCAAGTAGAAGAGGAGGGAGTAGAAGAGGAGGGAGTAGAAGAGGAGGGAGTAGAAGATTTACTAGATATTATTGCAGATAATTTAAACAAAATCCAAATTGAGGAACAACCACCAAAAGAACTTACTGATGAGGAAAAGGCAGAAATGGATGAGGTAATAGATGAAGTAGCAGATGAGGTAATAGATGCGGCAACAGATGAAGTGCTAGATCAAATAGTAGATGAAGCTATGGAAAAAGCAATAAAAGAAGACTTAATAAATGAACACCTAAAAGAAAGGTATGAATTATTAAGAAGAATATATTTTGAAAACAAAAATTATCAACATAGTGATACAATATATAATGTAGGAACCGATGAAAGTCCGATGTGGGTATTTATGTGGGAAGAAGCTTATCAAAAATATGAAAGAGATAGAAAGAATATAAGACAAATAGAAGAAGATGGAAAACCTAAATTTGTATTAATGACAGACGCCGAATACAATCAATGGGCTGAGGCTAATGAAAAAACAGTAGATGAAGCGACTTTGGAAGAAGAAATGAAACAAATAAGGGTATTATTTCAACTCCATGGAGCGAAATGGCAAGGACCAAAGAGAGTAATAACTCCACCGCACAGCAGCGAGGACGACGACGAGGAGAGCGAGGAGGAGGACGACGACGAGGAGAGCGAGGAGGAGGACGACGACCGACCAACAACTCCACCGACAGCAATGAGAAAGCGCAGACGCACTTCTTCAATGTCAGGCGAAGACATTGAACAAACGATAAAAAATACATTGGAATTGATTGATGACGTTAGTGAAGATAGTCTAGATGCGCAATTAGCTAGAATAAGACAAGATGAATATTGGGATGATAAATTTCTAAAACTAGAGAGAGCCAGGAGGGCGAAAGAAATGGAAGAAGGAGAAGGACAGCGGCAACAAAACCCATTCGTTACATCATCGGGGCCGTTTTCATTAGGGTCTAAGGAACAAAAAGGAGGTGGTAGGAAGAAAAGAAAGAATAGAACATTAAAGAAGAAAAGAAATAAATTTTTAGTATATTTGGAGAATTTGTATGGTTAAAGATATAAATAAGTGATTTAAAAATAAGAGCATAATTAGAGTAATGTATTGGGGTGAAGCAGACGCAAGTATAAGTTTTTGTGAAGATAAGTATGTAGTATCAGAATATATAGCAGAATGGTATAATACATGGTCGGCAATATCATATATAATTGTTGGGATGTATTTTTCATTTACAAAATTGAATGAAGTGGGGTATGCGTTGGTAATGACAGGAATAGGAACAGCAGTGTTGCATGGAACATGTAGATATTATGGCCAATGGATAGATGAGATGTCAATGTTATTTTTAAGTTTTGCCACAATAAGGGAAGTGGGGCATTATATATTATCATATGTATGGTTATTATTACTATGGGGGATATATTTATTATATCATGAGGTGTTTGCGGTATTTTTTGTAGGATTTATGTTATTTCAAATATATATAATAAAAAGGGGGAGGGAGATTGGATTAAGAAAGAATAAGAGTATGATATCAAATTTATGTATAGGGAGTGCGGTATCAGGAGGAGTAGTATGGTTATTGGATCAATTTGCGTGTGAGTATGTAAAGGAGTATCAACTTCATGCGTGGTGGCATGTGTTGACAGCAATAGCTGCGTTTTTTGGATATTATATATTATTATAAAAAAATTTATAATTAAATAATATATAATGTGGCAATTTATATCATGAGTGATGGTAGGAATATATGTAGGAACATATTATGATTGTAAGCCTGGAATGGATTATATGAAAGAAACAATAAAAGATCATTGGCCAAAAAGGAAAGACGAATAATTATTTAAATAGAGCGGGAATGGAATATTCTTTATTATCATTGACAGAATATTTAGCAATAATTTTAGGATTAATTTTATTGTTAATGATGTCGTTATGATTATAAACATTGTTATTTTGGTCAATATAGTAGGAAATGCCATGAATTTCCTGTATCCATACGGAGACCGTTTTATGTGATTTAACAGGTGGTTTATTTGAGATTTCACCGTGGGGAATACCTTTAATATGAGTTCCACAAAATTTTTCACCATTTTTTTTACGACGACTACATTGTTCGCCGTTAGCTCTGAGAGCACGACATTTATCGTGTAGGGGAACATGATTTTTAATGCGTTTTCTTTTTTGAAGGTCTTCTTTACCAATAGAAATAGCGGGAAAACTATAGATGAAATTGAGATATTTTAGTTTGTCATCTTCGGAGATGGAGGGTGGTAACTGACTGACGAGTTGAGTTTTAAAATCAACAAGATGTTGTGCGACTTTACGATTAATTCTCTTATCCATAATAATATAATAGATATATGATTATATTATTTTAAATCAATTTATATGATAGTTAGAGAAATGAATTAAAGAATTCCTTGAGCAACCCTATTGGGTAGAAGAAATACGAAAATGAAAATAACATTAACCCATAGTTGATAAGGGAGAACATCACTAGCTTGGAATGCTTCAGGAAAATTAACAATAGCAAGGTGAAAAAGTCCATTAACTAAAAGAATAACACAAAAAAGTCTAAAATTTCTTTTGAAAACATCTAATTTCATATATAATTATTGAATATAATAATTATTATTATGTGGGACCCAGACGGGTTTTAAATAATTTTTATCAATTTTATGAACGGAAAGATTAGTTAATTGGTCAAATCTTTTAATGATGTATTGAGAGCCAAAATTATAAAATCCAGAATAATTTTTATATTTAATATTTTGTATGATAAGAGCATCATAGAAATTGGCCCATTGTCCAGTGAAATTTTTAGACTTATCCATAAATTTTTTGAAAGAAGTGTCGGATAAATTATATTTGTTGTCTAAAGCATGAAAATAGGAGAAGAATGGGTCGGTGGGCCTATATAAGATGGTTCTAAAATTACCAAAGAAGATGGCAAATCTAATGATGGAACCATTATAATATTTACCATTACTATCTGAGATAGATTTACCGAAGAGGAATCTTTTGAGGTAATTGCTAGTCCAACTGCCTTCTTTAATTGCGGTGTTATAATCAGAAATGTAATAGTATGGTCCGAAGTTTCTGTAAGAGGCGGCTTTGATACCAAAGGCTGCGGTGAAGGGAGTGAGTTCATAGGGTTGCCCTAAGAAAGCAACGGAAGGAATTTCAATATTATTATTATCTTTATTTTTTAAATAAATGAGAAAAGGATGAGAGAGAAAGAGTTGAGTAACGGATTGATGAATAGGAAAATTAAGAATATATTTTTTGTTACAAATTTCATCAATGAGAGACCACCATAGTTGATTATTTCTAAAAGTTATTTTATCATTGTGAGTGACATTAGGTAAGTCGTGATGAAAGAAGAAATGAATGGACGAGTTATGAATAGTATAACCAATAGATTTGATGGAATAATTTAATATTTTAGAGGCGAGTTTATTAGCACTATTAACAATAGAGGAGGAGGAGTGTTTAGAAGGAAGGAATGGGAAGGTTAATAGGTCAGAATTTTTTTTAGTGGATTTGGGATATTTAAAAAGTAAATATCGTAAGAATGGTTTAATGATATTATGTGATTTGGAGTCAAAGGTAATATTAAAAATGCATACATTAATATGAATGATGTTATCGGGAAGTTTAATGGAGTGTAAGTTAGTATTGAGTTGTGATTTGATGTCATAAGTATAAGTAATATTTTTTTGTAAAGATTTGTTATAAATCATTATAATAATATAATAATTTATTTTATAATTTTCTTTTTAATATTTTCTTTAATTTTATCTTGTCTGCTATCAAGAATAATTTTACCTAAATTATTAGCAATGCTGGGGTCGTGTTTGAAATAATTGAGGAGAGTGGTAAGGAGGTGTTTTTTACTGAGGGGTGCTTTAGTTTTAGTTTGCGTTCTAACAATTTGTCCCCCGGTGATATTCATGAAGTCTAAGTCTTTTTGTTTCATAATGTGAACGAGTTTAGTTGTAAGATCTTTTTTAATTTCTCTCCGTTGTTTTTGTTCTTTTTGAAGTGTTTTAATTTCATTATCAATATTGATCCAATTTTTAACAGTTTCAATTAATTCATTGTTATCATCCATATATGGTATAATATTATTAAGTATTTAAATAGTGACAATATTATTATTAATTATAGAGTTTTGAGGGGTTTTTTTGTGAGAATTTGCGTGTTGGCAGCAGAAAGGAGTTGCAAAGAGTATATTTCTTTTTCTTTTACATCGCAAGCCTTTTTTAGTAACAGCAGAACAGAAAATTGTTTCGCTTTTTTTACTAGGTTTTTTTTCTAATAATATTTTTGTAGCTCTTTTAGCCAATATTTTTTGATGAGCATTACAACATTTATGTAGCGAGGGTTTATTACATGGAAGGTTTTTTCTTTTACCACTGGAGAAGACATAACAGCATTTGAAAGGCATTTTAACATATTTTAAAGGATGGTTGACCCATAAAATTTTAGGAAAGCCTTCTTTAGGAGGGAGGAGAAAATTCTGAACAGTTCTACAATAAGGACATTTGATTTGCCATTTTTTTAATCGCTGAATTTCTCTGAAATTTTGTTTAAGTTTTTGTTTTTTAATTTCCTGAAAAATATATTTATAGTTAAATTTGTGGTTACAATCAAGAACGATAGGTTTATTTTCTAGGAGTTCGTATGAAATGAGACAGTGTTTATCATTATCGTTATTATTATTATTATTATTATCGCATATCATTTGATTAAGAAGTTCTTGAAAACTCATTATATTAGATAAATAATTTTCTTTATATCATTTATATAAAGAATGGGATTAGGTAATCTAACAAGATGGTCTCATCCAACGTGGCATTTATTTCATGGAATGGCGGAACAAATATCAGAAGAATATTTTGATAAAAATAGAAAGGAAGTGTTGGATATATATTCAAGTATATGCGATAATTTACCGTGTCCATATTGTAGAAAACACGCGGCGATGTATTTAAAAAGAAATAGAATAGAGAAAATAAGAACAAAGAAAGAATTGAAAAATTATTTATACATATTTCATAATTCAGTGAGTAAGCGTACAACAGGAAAAGTGGCAGGTGAAGAAGTGCTAGAAAGATATAAGATGATGAATGTGGAGGTAGCGTTAATGATGTTTTTGAAACATTTTTTTCAACCATATTATGTTCATCATAATTTTACATCATGGATGAGAAATGAGTTGAAAGAAAAACTAAATAAGCGTTTTGAAAAGAATTGGGGAAAAATGTTTATAGGAATTAGAAATCCTTATAAAAATTAATTATTTTTTTTTAGTTTTGAAACATCTAAATTTAGTTTTACCCAATTTACATTTAGACATGGGATTAGTTTTACCATAGTAAGTATATTCACCATCCGACCAAGGAAATATAATCCAGAACCAAAGAGAACCGAAAATCAAACCGTGAACAATACCAATAGTGATATCAATCCAATTATCACATTGTTTGCTTTTTCTATAAAAGATATCAATTAGAGCAATAAAAATAAGTGATAACACAGTTGCAACGCCCGGATGATTAGGATTTACTGCGCTACCCCAACCAATGTATGAAAATATGAAAGAATGAAATACAGCGTGAGTAGACGGGGCAGAATAAATACCAAATTTAGTTTTGTATGGGAGTTCAAATATTTCACAGAAATCATTTAATTCTGCTTCATCTCCAGTGGGTTTTCTGGAAAGTCCTTTAAAAAATGGCTTAATTCTTTTCCATAATTGTCTAGATAAAATACCAAGACCCTGTGTCAAAAGAAGACCGACAGCCAGAATATAACCCTTGGCGTTGTAATTGAAAGCAGAATCAAGAACAAAATAAGATGTGATAAGTATAGGTGATAAAGCTGCTAAAAATATAACTATATTAGGAATTGAAGGAGCAATAGCCATATATATTTATATAATATTAAATAAAATTATATGAATACAATATCAAGAACTTGTTGAATTTTTTCAACGGGAATGAAAGTTATATTAGATAAATCATTGCTATATTTATTTTGTTCTTCCATGAATTTATTATAATCTTTTAAATTTTCTTTAGGGAAGATGAAAGTATCAACACCGGCGCGAACACCTCCTAAAATTTTAAGGTTAAGACCACCAATTGCGGTAACACATCCTTCTAAATTAATTTCACCAGTGATGGCGATATTATTTTTAATTTTTTTATTATTAAGAAGACTATAAATACAAGTAGTAATTGCGGTTCCCGCAGAAGGTCCGTCTTTAGGAACAGCGCCTTCGGGGCAATGAATGTGTATCCCTTTCATTTTATGTTTTTCGTGTTCTTTATATAATTTTTTTTGAATGGTAGGTTTAGTAAGTTTCCATGCTAGAGTTTTAGCAACAGTCATGCTTTCTTTCATGACATCACCCTGTTGTCCAGTTAATTTAAGGTCAAGGAAATTATTAGCGGGTTTATAGAAACCTTCAATAGGTATGATACCTCCCATTCCTAAAGAATTTGCCCATAATCCATTTATAACACCAACAGAATGTTCGCTATGTATAGTTTTATGTATAACTTCGTGCCTATCTTTCAGGTATTTATTTCTAATGAGTTCTTTTGTTAGAATGTAAGGTATGGGAATAATATTAGATTTAAGAATTTCAAGATTAATTTCAGTAATAATTTCAAAAAGAATTTCTTTTAATTTTCTAACACCGGCTTCATAAGTGTAATTATCAATAATAAAAGTTAAGACGTCATCAGGTATTTTAACGACATTTTTAAAATTAACCTTTTCATAAATTTCAGGTAAAAGATAGTTATTACAAATATTTATTTTATCATGGAGAGTAAGAACATCAAATTTAATTCTATGAATACGGTCTAATAAAATTTTATCAATAGAACTAACATTATTATAAGAAAAAATGAATAGTGCTTTACTAAGATTTAATTCAATACCAGAAAAATATTTATCTTGAAAATCAGTATTTTGAGTAGAATCAACTAAGTGTGTTAAAATGCCAATAATTTCTTTACCATGTTCAGTGTTACTAATTTTATCTAATTCATCAATAAAAATGATAGGGTTCATGCATTTGGATTCCATAAGAATATCAACAATTTTACCCCATGTGGAGCCAACATAAGTATAGTTATGTCCAGCGAGTGTGCTACCATTACTAGCCCCACCCATAGCAATAAAAGAAAAAGGTCTTTCATTACCGTCTTTATCCTTTAAACATTTAGATAAGCCTTTTTTAGCTAATGAAGTTTTACCGACGCCGGGTGGGCCTTCAAATCCAAAACAATAACCAGATTGTTCTCCCGTGACCCATTGTCCAATAACTCTTTCTAATTGCCTTTTAGCATTTTCGTGTCCGTGAACTGAGTCATCAATAGTATCGGTAATTTTTTTCATGTTACTCTGAATTTCAACCCAATTATTATATAATTCATTAATTTTTTTATCAAGGGCATCATAATTAAAATCAGTGATACAATTTTGATATTTATTTTTTAAAGAATTCATAAAAACATAATCATCTTTAAAATGTAGAATAGTATTTTTAATAATTTTTTTCATATAAGATATTTTTTTTCCAGAATGACATAATTTCTTATGTTTAATATTATTAGATTTAATAATACTATTAATGAAACAAATATTAGAAATGAGCATATCTCGTTTGTTATTTATAAATAAATTTAACATAAAATTAATATTTTTAGTTTTCAATTCGGCGATATAACTATCTTTTAAATATATCAAGTGATTTATGACTTCAATACTGGTGTAGTTATCTTGAGTTGGAATATTTAAAGAAGGGTCAACACTTTTAATAGCTACAACTAATTTTTTAAAATCAGAAGTAATATCTTTCATATAATTAAGAATTTCTTCTTGCTTAAAAACGCCAAAAGGGATTTTTAATAATCCTTCAAGATATTGTCTAGCTTTACTACCAGTGTCTTCGGATTTGGCTTTAACTTCTTTTAATTTTAACATAGCCTTTTCTTTAATTTTGTTATTAGCTTTTAATAAACAAATTTGTTGTTCAATAGGAATATTATTAGTGTCAAATGTAGATAGATTTTTAGTATATTTGATAGTATTTTTCATGGCATCTCTGAAGAATTTTTTAGTTTCCCATGGAAGAGAGTCAAACAACATTGTTTGTTCTAATGTATCAATGGTAGAGTTAGTTTCATTGGATAATAAATCATACAGTAAATAACTGAGATATTCAAACTCGGGGTCATTATCTTTTAAAAGCAATTGGATGAGCATAATTCTTTGTCTATAAAGTTCTGTAGTGATAAATTCTTTAACAATCTGTGAAATATTTTTTTTTTTAATAAGGTTGTTTTGATTGTACATTCCCGTGTATTTATAAAACAACTCGTTATTATCATAAACAAGAAATTCTTTTAATGATAGACAAGCAATGAATTTATCAAAATCTCTTAATTTATAATGCTGGTCATTAGGTTTATTTTCAATTAAAGATTGTATTTTATTGTGGATAAAAGAATTAGATAGAAACTGAACAATAACTTCGTCTAAAATACATTTGACAACTAAACATTTTTTGTTATTAGGATTTTGAAAGCAAATTTTAATACCATACACTTTAATAAAAAAGTTGTTACTGGTTCTAGCCAAATCAAAACAATCCAATGTTTTAGCATTATCAACAATCATAAAATCTTCTACAATCTTATTTTTAGCTATATTTTTTGTATCTTTTTTTGAAGAATTATCAAAAGATTTATACGAGATAGGCCTACAGAAAGAAGAAATTAGTTTATATTTTTGATTATTTAAAAGATTATTTTCTTCAAGGTAATTAAAATTAAAACATATTTTAAGTAAGCTATCTATTGAGTTGGCACCATAATTTTGGAAATACGATGATAACTCGTTATTAATATTTTGCAGATTATTAATAATAGTAGAGTAACTTTTTTTTGTATTTTTATATGTTTTAAATGAGAATTCCGTATTTTTAAGTAAATTATTGATAGTTTCTAACTGATTAAGACCTAAATTTAATTGACTCGCTGTAATTATATCAAGTGTTTTTAATTTTTGTATAAAAATCATACATTTTTGGATAATATTTGACAAAGATATTATTTTTTCCTTAATAAATTTAGATTTGATCAGTTTCTTAGATACATTTTTTTTGATTTTCACATTTTGTGGCATAATCTTAGTATATTATATTGTGATTTTTATTTATTTTGCTAAATTATTAAAGAATATAACTTAAAAATTGTTCAATGATATATATTAATAAATGGGAATTCCGAGCTACTTTTCACACATAGTTAAAAACCATAGAGAAATTTTGAAAAAATTATGTAATTTAAATAAAAACATAAATAACTTATATTTAGATAGCAATTCAATAATTTACGACGAGTTAAGGGTTGTAACAAAAGAAGTAACCAAAGAAATATCTAATGCATTATTTGAAAAAAAACTAATAGAAAATGTTTGTAAAAAATTAGAATATTATATAAATGAGTTGAGACCAAATAAGCGAGTATTTATAGCATTTGATGGAGTTGCACCGGTGGCAAAATTAGATCAACAAAGAAATAGAAGATATAAGTCGGCGTTAGAAAAAAAATTATTTGAAACGAAGGTGCCGTGGGATAGATGTGCGATAACACCCGGAACGGAATTTATGAGAAAATTAACATTCGGTATAAAAAATTATTTTAATAAAAAAGAGAAAAAATATAATGTAAAAAAAATAATTATATCAGGACCTGATGATCCGGGAGAAGGAGAACACAAATTATTTAATTATATAAGAGAAAATGGTAAAAAACATAAAAAAGAAGTAACAATCATATATGGATTAGATGCGGATTTAATAATGTTATGTTTGAACCATCTCCACATATCAAAAAATATATATTTGTTTAGAGAAACACCAGAATTTATAAAATCAATAAATTCAGATTTAAATCCAAATGAAAATTATATATTAGATATTCCACTTCTATCTCAAATAATAATAGAAAAAATGAATAATGGAAAAAGTCCAAACAATAAACAACAAGTAAACAGATTGTTTGATTATATATTGATGTGTTTTTTTCTAGGAAATGATTTTATGCCTCATTTTCCTTCAATAAATATAAGAACTAATGGAATTCATAAAATGATGTCGGCATATAATAATACAATAGGACGAACAGATGAGAATTTAACAGATGGAGACAAATTATATTGGAAAAATATATATAAATTGGTGAAAGATTTGGAGAAAAATGAATTGCACAATATAAAAGAAGAATATAAATTAAGAGATAGATGGGAAAAAAGAAAATTTGGATATAAAACGGAAGAAGAAAGAATGATGCGTTATCAAAATATACCAATAAAAAATAGAGAGAAAGAAAAATATATAGATCCCAATAATTATGGTTGGCAACGTCGTTATTATGAAGTATTATTTAAATCAGATAATAGTGAAGAATTTAAAAAAGAAATATGTATGAATTTTTTAGAAGGATTGGAATGGGTTATGAAATATTATACAAAAGGTTGTATTGATTGGAATTGGACATATAAATATAATTATCCACCATTATTAGAGGATTTAATAAAATATATTCCAGAATGGGAATGTGTAATGTTGGAAGAAAAAGAAAAAAATCCAATAACATCGGATTTACAATTATCATATGTTTTACCAAAATCAAGTTTAAATTTAATACCAAATAATAATTATGAAAAATTGAAAGATTTGAATTATTATGATGATAATTGTGAAATAAGTTGGTCATTTTGTAAATATTTATGGGAAAGTCATGTGGAATTACCACATATAGATTTAAATAAATTGAATGAAATTTTATGTAATTAATATGTAAGTGATGTCATCACCGAAATTAATATATGCTCACGGTAAAACATATGATATTCGTGAATTAATAAGAAAACATCCAGGTGGTGAGAATTGTTTAATAAAAAGAGTGGGAAAAGATTGTTCAAAAGATTATAATTTTCATTCAAATGAAGGGAAAGATGAATGGGAAAAATATGAGATAGAGAAAAAAAAAGAAAACAATTGTTGCGTAATATCATAATAATTAATTAACTATTATAATATTATAATGTATCAGTTTAATAAAAATACTAGAATAATAGATCATTTAAAAACAAGAGAAGAGTTTGTGGAATTTATATCAAAACACGATTATGTGATAGTGAAATGTGGTGCGGAGTGGTGTGGTCCGTGTAAAAGAGTAAAGCCATATGTTTTATCATTATTTGACAATATGGATATTAAATGTTATTTAGTAGATATAGATGTAGATAAATCACCGGAAATAGCATCAGCTTTGAAGGTGAAAGTATTACCAACATTTATTAATTTTATAAAAGGAGAACAACAAGATATATATCCAACAGGAGATACAGCTAAGATAAAAGAATTTTTTAAAAAAACATATATGAGATTAGAGGATTAAACAAAATAATTTAAAGAAAGATTAATATAATAATTAAATGGCATACGCAGGTAATCTAGACGAACCTTTTATTACATATCCAGACGCAAAAAATGCAGTGTTACATTTTATTTTACAAGCAGACAAACCTATAATTTTATATGGCGAAGGTAGTAACGGTAAAACTCATTTAATTAATGATATAAATAATTCAATAAAAGTAACAGAAGTCATACCATCAGGTAAAATATTACAAGAAAAACTAGAAAAAATAAATAGGGGTGGAGAAATAGTATCTACATCAACATTAGAATATCTACAAGATTTGAAAATGGGTAGTTATCATTTAATTAATATGAGTAAAATGCATTGGAAATATGACAATGAAAAGAAAAGACCAGTATTTAATTGTGATTAATAATTTATAAATAAATAAATTATTAATATTTTTTAATTGATCGTTTTTTCTTACCTCTTTTCTTTTTTTTAATTTTTCTTTTACGAGTTTTTTTCTTTAATAATGTCCAGCCATTATTCATATTTTTAAAATTATATTCACCAAAACTGTTTTTAATTAATTTGATTTTTTTACCACCTCTTTTAGTTTTTATTTTTTCAGATTTAGTTCTTACGTAAGCAAGTTTTCTCATAGAAGATAGAATAGGCATAGAGATTCTCATAAGCATACTATGTTTCATACCATACATAGGATTATTTTCTGGTGGAGTATCTTTTTGCCACCCCCCAGTAATTTTTCTGTATCTATTAATAATTTTTTTTATATATTTATTGACAGATTTGTGTTTATATTCAATTTTAGAAGTTAATTTAACTACGGATTCATAGGGAACAATTGGTTGGTCAAATGGAGTTGTGGCGCTGGAGTCATCAGTAAAGAAATTTTTAAGTTGCATCATAGGTGCGTTTTCTATATCGTATGGTAATTTTTTCCCTTTATCATCTTTTAAATTTTTTTCATCTATTTTGAAACCTGTAATATTATATGTAAGAAAGGATGCTATTAACATCAAATTTTTTTCAGGTTTTTTTTTATTAACAACAATCCATTCAAATAATTCATTGAATTTATCCATATCACCTTCGGCCGCATAATGACTTAAAACATCTTTAAGTGGAAATAACATAAATTTTGGAAAGAGAAAACCAGTGAAAGGAAAGTTTTCTTCCTCATTGGTAAATTCCATTTTATTAAATTTTGCAGATAAACTTTGTATAAAAGAATAGAAAATACACATTACTAAACTTCTGCGAAAGGCAGGATTACCATCCATTTGTAAAACAAAAAACCAATCATACATCTTAGATTTCATAAGAAAACAATAAGTGACATAAGTGTTTAATGCATTGTATTTGCAATATATGAAGCATAACCCACAAATAAATGAGAAATTTTGTAAATATACATGATTATCAGGAGTATTTTCACCGTGATGAAATTCGTAGCGAACAAGAATTTTTTGTAAATCTTTTTTATGTTTATTAAAACCAGATATTTGGGGAAATGTCCTGGGCATATCTCTTTTGATGACACCTATGGTGTTTTTGTCCACGTTTTTTTTATTAATAGGTTTATTGAATTCATTACTATATTTAATCCAAAAAGGGTTTTTAATTTTAAGTGGTTTTAGAATACTGGGAACTTTAGTTTGATCCATACCGGAGGCCCATATGGTCTTATTATGAATATCAACTAAAGCATTTAAAGGATTTGGAAAAGCTTCCTTAATCATTTTTGGCATTTTAATATATAAAGATGAGAATAATTTTATAAATAAAAATAGTGAAAAATAGTATATGGAAAATATAGATTTAAATTTAGAAAATTATAGTTATGTGGATATATTAAGTTTATTTCATTTAGATAAGAATTTTAATAGAGAAGATTTGAAAAAGGCAAAGAAAATAGTAGGCAAAGTTCATCCGGATAAATCAAAATTAGATGCGAAATATTTTAATTTGTTTTTAAAAGCATATAATAGATTAGCGAAGGTATATAATTTTCGTAAAAGGAGGAAGCAGGATATATATAATGCCGAATATGAGAAACATACGGATGATATGACAAGTGAGGCGGATGAGATATTATTAAAAAAAATGATGAAAAAGAAGAAGGGTGATTTTAATGAATGGTTTAATGAAATGTTTGAAAAGGCAAATGGAGAAAATAAATCATTAAATCAAGGATATGGGGAGTGGTTTTCATCAAATGAAGATATGAATGAAGAGAGTGCGAATTCAATGAATGATTTTGGAAGAATATTTAATAAGAAAAAAGAGAATCAGAGAGCGCTAATAGTTCACAAAGGAATAGAGGATATAGAATATGGTAGTGGTGGATATAATATAAATAGTGATAAGCAGCCCCAATCATATGGGTCGGGTATATTTAGTAAATTACAATATGAGGATTTGAAAACAGCACATGTAGAGACGGTAGTTCCAGTAACATCGGAAGATTATGATGATAGACCAAAATATGATTCATTTGAGGATTTAAAAAAAGAAAGAGATGAGAAGATAGATATAGTATCGGTTCAAGAGTCAAGAGAAATGTTACAACGAAAGTATGAGCGCGATAATGAGATGGCATCAATGACCGCATATAATTTAATAAAACAAGATGAAGAGGCGGAGAGAAGTAATCAAGAGTGGTGGCGTAATTTAAGACAATTGGGTAATTAAAAAATTGTATAATATAATATATATATAAACATGGAAATTATAAGATATCTAGCAATATTTTTGATATTGACGACATTAGGAATGTTATACGATAGATATAAGAAAAAATATGATCCCGACGATGAACTAAGTAAATATCATTTAGTTCAAAAATATTTGTTAAATGAAGATACAATACTAACGGGGAAGCCAATATTATGGGTTCATACAGATCATGGAGTAAATGCGAGGAAGTGGGAAGATTTTGGTTCAAGAAACACGGAAAAATTAAATCTGAAATACATAGAATTATGTATAGAGACAATAATAAAACATTGTTCTCAAAGTTTTAATGTATGTTTAATAAATGATGAGACATTTTCAAAATTGATACCTAGTTGGAATTTAGATTTAGATAAGTTATCAAATCCAGTGAAATCTCATATGAGAAGTTTAGGTATATTAAAATTACTATATTATTATGGTGGTATGGTAATACCGAATAGTTTGATAGCAATGAAAGACTTAAAACCGTTATATGATAATACAATACATTCAAAAGGATGTTTTGTAGGGGAGTTTGTATCAAGAAACTTAACATCAACGCATACCCGATTTTTTCCTAGTCATAAATTTATGGGAACAAAAAAGAAATGTCACAAGATAGACTATTTAATAAAGGAGTATGAGAAAATACTGAAGGAGGATACAACAACAGAAATGGATATAAATGGAAGTTTGGATAAGTTGATATATAGAATGTGTAAGCAAGGGAAAATTCATATAATATCGGGTAGAATGTTAGGAACAAAAAATAAATGTGACGAAGTGGTGGTAGTTGATGATTTATTACAGTCATCATATGTAAGTTTTGACCCAGAACTAGTGGGGGTATATTTACCTAAAGACGAGATAATTTCAAGAACAAAATATAAATGGTTTGCTTATCTAAGTAGGTCAGAATTATTTAATTGCGATACAATAGCAGCTAAACAATTAATAATAAGTCATGGTAAATAATTAAGCAGTTGTTGCGCTAGTGCTTGCTTCATTATCTGCTAAAGTTTTCTTATTAAAAATGTAATATCTAATTTCATATGTGGATTTGAAATAAAGAATCTTAGAAGTATATGGAACATGTAAATATTTACATATTTGTCTAATAATGGTAATAAGATTTTTATAAGTTTTGTCTCTTTCTAAATAATATTGTTTAGAATTATAATAATATTTTTTAATACTATCATAAAAGTTTTGAATAGAATTTTCTTTTAATTTCATTTTTTTGAACGCGACTTTAGAAAATAACAAATAATTATTATCAGTTTTATCACAGTATGGTTCAATAAAATTAAATAAAAGAGAAGAGGGGATTGGTTTTTGAAAAATTTGAGACATGATATATTACAATGAGAGAATAGTTTATTTCCATAATTAATAATGTAAATAAACACATAATTTTTAAATTATTTTGATTAAGTTGTTTGTGAAAAGTGCGAGTTCTATCTCACTTTCATGAATGTTATGAAAGATAGAAATATATTGACATATAATTTTAATAATTTTATATTTCATAACTTCATCTACAATGTCAGTATACTTAATAAAGATAAAGTAACTATCAAGAATATCCATTACAGAATAACCTTTATTATAAATACTAAAAATAATATTTAAGGATGAATTTATATCTTTATCGTTATACCATTTATTAGTGAAACTTTCAAAATCGTAGAAACTGATATTAGTGCATATTTCTTTTACTTTATCGCAATCAATGTCCATATTTAATAATTTGAATTTTTCAAGATAATTAATAAGTAATCTGGTAGAGTTATTACAAATATTTAAAACAAAATTTTGAGCATTTTTGGTAATATTAATGTTTTCATTTTTTTTAATTTTATTGAAAATTTTATTAAGATATAGTTTTTTTAAAGGTTTTATTTTGATAATACTACATCTAGATTGAATACTATCAATAACTTTTTGAATATTTGAGCAAGAAGCAATAAAATGAACATTATGACTATATTTATCAATACAATTGCGAAAAACTTGTTGGCTTTGGTCATTAATTAAATCAATGTCATCTAACATAATAATTTTTTTTTTATGTGGAATATTACTTCTAGTTTGACAAAATGTTTTAACCTCTGTTCTGTAATACTGTATTCCTTGTTCTTTTAAATTATTAATAATAAGAACATTATTGATAGGAATTTTATCAACATTATAATATTCTCTGATAGTTGCTTCAATAAGTGAAGTTTTGCCACATCCACTATTACCAATTAATAGAATGTTAAGATTATCCATATCAATAAAAGTGTTTAAGAGTGACATATATTCGGGGTCAAGGATGAATTCATTATAATATTTAGGTTGATATTTTTTAAGAAACGAGGTATCCATATTATTATATTAATAGTTAAAAACTATTTAAGTTTTTGTTGTAAAATATACATATATGGACTATTACAAAGTATTAGGAGTTAAAGAAGATTCAGACCAGAATGAAATAAAAAAAGCATATCGTAAATTATCATTAAAATATCATCCAGATAAACAAACAGGGGACGCAGAAAAATTTAAAGAAATAAATGAGGCATTTCAACATTTAGGCGATACAGAAAAAAGAAGTCAATATGATTTTATGAAGAAGAGTAAAGGAATTGGGCGTAGTGGGATGCATCAAGGAATGCAATTTCCGGGAGGATTAAATGAAGTGTTTAATATGTTTTTTAATGAAGGGAATGAAGGAATGTCATATATGGGAGGTCCTCAAGTATTTCCATTTCCGGGAATGCAACAAGGACAAGTATTTGTGAATGGAAGACCGATAAATCCTAGAAATTTACACAGAACATTTTCTAAAACTTTTCAGAAACCAACTCCAATAATAAAACACATAGATATATCATTGGACCAGGCATATATAGGGTTGAAATATCCATTAAATATAGAAAGATGGATAAAAATAAACGATGTTAGAAAAATAGAAAAAGAAAAGGTGTATGTAGATATACCGATGGGTGTAGATGATAATGAAATGATAATATTAAAAGGACAAGGTAATGAGTTAGGAGGGGTGATGAAGGGAGATATAAAAGTATTTATAAGAATAAAAAATGATACAAAATTTATTAGAGAAGGATTACATTTGAGATATAAGAGGAAGATATCTTTAAAGGATGCTTTAACGGGATTTAAACATGATATTAAACATTTGAATGGTAAAACATACACAATAAATAATGAGAATAGTTTAGTTGTTCAACCGAATTCATCAACAGTAATAGAAAGTATGGGAATGAAAAGAAGTGATCATATAGGTAATTTAATAATACAGTTTGAAGTAGAATTTCCTAGAAAATTGACAGATGAACAAAAAGAAAAGATAAAAGAAATATTGTAAATACTGGATCCGAAATAAAAAAATTGATGTATTATTATTGAATAACAAATTATGCAATAATGAGCCAAAGCGATAGTAATCTTAAGACTACGAAAAACAATACTAAAATGATGACAAACAGCCAAAGTAAATTGATATATGATGTGAAGAGCAAAGTGAATGGTGTTGAAAAAAGTTATTATGAGATGAGTGACGCGGAGATTAAGGGGTTGATGGCGACGGAGAGGTTTTCCTTAACTTGTGCCCCAGGAGGAGAGAATAATAGGGGTATGGAGATTATAGGGAGAATGCCAATTAAGGGCGAAGGTTTCACGGCGGAAGATATTGAGGGGTTGGGTCCTTATTTTGAAAAGTTGATGCCGCCAATTATGGATAAGGTAAAACATATGTGTTTTCCGAAAGTGAGCGTTTTAGACCTTAATGTATTGAGTATGGACGATACAGTTGATGAATTGTGCGAGGAAGACCAAGCAAGAGTTCTCATTTTAAGGGATTGGGCAGCAAGTTCTATGGGAGCACACGGTTGGACAACCGAAGTTTTTAAGGAATTGGCGTCAAGAAGATGGGACGCGGAGTATTTGGACCCAAATAAGTATAGGACAGAAATTAAGGACGGCGAAGAGGTTAAGGTGCGTGGCAAAAGGATGAATAAGAGAGCCAGAACGAACCTATGCTTTGTGGCTGATAGAGAGCAGGAGCCGGCGGTTTTTGAAGGTAAGGGAACCATATACGACCTTAAAAAGATGGAGTTCCTTAATAAGGGCGTTGAAAGACTACGAAAACAGATAGACGAGGGTTTGATAGAGATGGGAAGCAAGACTAAAGTGGAGATTAATGTAGTTGAAGGAAATCGTTATTACAACCTTAAAAACACCGGAATTGGGTTTCACGGTGATACTGAACGCGTAGTTGTTATATGTATTAGTATAGGATGTGATAACTATCCCATGCGATGGCAATGGTTTAAGGATGGTATGCCGGTAGGTAAGCCAATTGATATCGTCCTTAATTGTGGCGATGTGTATGTTATGAGTGAGAAGGCCGTAGGAGCTGATTGGAAGAAAAAAAGTAAGTACACCTTAAGGCATAGTGCCGGTTCCAAAAAGTATAGAGACTTAAGTAAATGGGAGAAAAAACGACCAGCCTATGAAGCTAGAATTAAGGCGAAAACTGAAAAGGCGGATAAGAAGGCGGATGAGAAGGCGGTAGCATTGAAAATTAAGGTAGATAAAAAAAATAAAAGAAAGACTACAAAAAACGGCAGTAAAAAAAAAGTGTTGAAGGATAAAACTCTTAAAGAGAATAGTATTGAGCTACTTAAATGGGCACAGAAAAACGGTTATACCTTAAATGACATAGTAGCCGAACTTGAAAAACAAATAGAATAGATTATAAGTGAGTATATAAAATAAATAAAATAAAATAAATTTTTTATATTGCTTCCACCGTCCCCAATTGTATTTTTTCATCCGGATTTACTACAATCACCATATGTTTATATTTATTTTTTACTTCTCTTACTTCTGTTAATTCTATTTCTCTTCTACGAACCATTTCAGCATTTCTTTCCAGTATAACTCTAGCTAATACTTGAAACATTTCAGGACTTATTTGATTACTTCTATTTCTTCTAACCCATCTTCTTCTTCTCGCCCCCCAACACGCCGAATATATTGAAAACGCGGCAACAAAAAAACATAGTACTATACCCGCATATGATATTATGTCCGTAGTTCTCATTGATAAAATATATAAAGATAAGTTTATATATTTTAAAAATATGTTATGCATGTATTGTAGCAAAAGAAATGTTATATTTATTTTTAGCATATTTTATATGTTAATGTGGATACAAATATTACATGAAATTTACATTTTAATTTCGCGTTCAATTGAAAATTAATCTAATAATATATTAATATGTCAAAAAAAATGAGTGTAAATGAATTACAAGAATATCTATTGCAATCTGATAGTAGTGATGGCGATGAATATTTTACTGATATCCCTTCGCCAGATACATATAAGGATAGAGCAAAGCAAGTAGACGATTATTATAAACAAGTGCATAGATCCGCACTGAAATCAGTAAAAGAAATGGATGATGGGAAAGAAAGACATACAGCAAAAGAACACGAAGCTGAAAAATGGAAAGAAAGAAATATGGATATGTTAAGAAAATATTCACCTGAACCGGATTTTCCAATAGCATCAACAATGAACCCCGCTAGTATATTAAAAATGAAAACACCAGATTTAAAAAGAGAAATTAGAAATACTACAGCCGTTAAAAATCCAAAGATTAGTACCGCTTTAGCCAAACAAGAAATTGAAGAGGGTTTAAAAAATCCTGCAATAAAAGCAAAAATAAATGAAATGGCTAGAGAACAAGCAAAGAATGATCTAAGTGCTTTTTTTGGAAATCCAAACCCAACATATAAAAGCAGAAAGAAGAAGTTTCATCAGTATTACGGCGGTAGAAAAACTCGTCGTAAAAGAAAATCTAAATATAAAGTAAGAATGACCAAAAGGAAAACTCGTAGAAAAGGGAAAAGAAAAACTAGAAGACGCGTTAAAAAAAGGAAAACTCGTAGAAAAAGAAAAAGAAAAAGAAAAAGAAAAACTAGAAAAGCTGGAAATCCACCAAAACAATCAGAGGAAGCCGGGACAAAAGGACTTACCCAACACGAAATAGTTGCAAGAGACAAACTGTTGAAAAAACGCGACCCGGAGGCGTGGAAAGAAAGAAGATTAAATAAACTTAGAGCATTTAATAGCAAGTTGGCGAGGCAAAACGATTTTAATTTGACCCGAAAAAATTTAGATTTAGATATGCATAAAGCATCTGATGAATATAATAAAACTTTTAGAAATTTAAGAGTATCACCAGTTACTACAGGGAATACAGACTATTTGGACGAAAGCATGCACGAATTTCAAAGAAGAATGTCACCAGTGACAATTGGTATGGGTGCCCAAAAAACAAGTTATGGTGGGAAAAAAAGAAAAACGCGAAAAAAAAAAATGAGAGGAGGAAGTGACGGAGAAGTACCACCACCAATTGTTCCAGAAAAGATAAAATATAACAACTTAGATACCCAACAGGCATGTATAAATGCGACACCAAGTGGTGTTTGGGATGGAACATCATGTGGCCTCCCCGGAGGAGGGGGAAAGAAAAGAAAGAAGAGAAGAAGAAGAAGAACAAGAAAAAATTAATCACATGATAATGTAATAATGCCTTTACCTTATCATGCTGGAAAATCAAAATTAGCAAAAACAATATCAAAGATGGTATATAAGAAAGCAGAAGAAAATCCATCTATACAAAATTATGCTGAACCATTTAGTGGAATGGCTCGCGTAGGAATTCGGGTTATGGAGGATGATAAAAATAAAGTATTTAATAAATATATTTTTACAGATGTGAATCCTACAATATCTGTTTTATTTAAAGCATTAAAGAAAGGTTGGTTACCCACTATCACTCCTATTACACAAAAAAAATGGGAAAGTTATAAGAAAAATAAAAAACCCTCTGCTCAAAAATCATTTGTAGGTTATACATTGGGATTTGGTGGTCAATATTTTGGAGGAAAGAATGTAAGAACAGAAAAAAAAAGCCATGGTGGTAAGAATTTTGCTGCTAATTATTTGAAAAGTAAAAAGAAATATTTGAAACGATTGCAACCGTATTTTAAAAGTTCTAAGTTCGTATACAAAGAAAAAAGTGTATTTGAGTTGGATTATAAAGATACTATTATCTATTGTGACCCTCCTTATGTTGCTACCGCTTTCAGAGCAAAGAAAATATGGGATAAAGAAAAGGAAAAGAAATTATGGAATACTATAAAAAAATGGTTGGAACCTGCCAAGAATAACATAGTTATTTTATCAAATAGTAAAAGAACAAATAAAATGAAAGGTTTGAGAATCAAAAAAATATACGATGCTGATGTGGATTATGGTAGTTGGAAAAAGAATTGGAAGAAAAGAAAAGAAATGATTTTTGAGGTAGTAAATACAAGCGATAGAAAGACGCGAAAAAAAAGAAGAGGAGGAAGAGAGAAGAGAAGAACAAGAAGAAAATAATTTTAATATATACAAAATACAAAATCATTTTGTATGTATTTATACTTCACCTGGGAGAGAAGTCTTACATAGAATATCAGTATATTTATATATTCTAGTAATATCTAATTTGTTAATATCATAATTTTCATTATTAAATAATTCAAAAATATAATCAATATCACAATGAATTTTTCTTAGATGTAAAAAATAAGAAAACATATCCTTTTTATCCATATTTAATTCGCGACATAAATTTTGAATAAATAAACTATTATTATATTCGGTTGAATATTTTGTTAAGACTTTTGTAAATCTAACTTGTGAGGGGTTGTAATTAACTTTTTGTTTTCTATAATGTTTATGATAAAGATGATTGTTATAAAATGTCTTGACAAGACTACTCATTTCATTAAAAATCCATATTTGCTTTTGAAATGTGATACGGTCAATAAAATCCGCGAAACAAATATTATTTAAAACCTCGTGATAGAATGGAATACTTGTTTTTTTATCTAAATCAAGAACATCAATAATATTTTCATGAAATAATAATCCAACACTAGTTCTATCAGTTTCATTCATTAATAAAGAATGGCCATTAATACAATAATAATCGTTTAATAATTTTTTTGTAATAAATTTAGTGTCTTCATTATAGTTTTTAGTTTGAAACATGTTTTGAATTAATTGATTTTTTAATATGTTATTTTGATTTTTATAAATATCATATGTAGATTTTAATTTTCTTAAGTCTCCTTGTATGAATGGGACCATATTATTAATAAGATCTAATTCTAATCTTGGCATTAATAATTTAATGATATGAGTTATATCTTTATCTGCTGGTTTTTTAATTTCAATAGAAGTGCATATTTTCATCATTTCTTTTATTTTTTTATCAATATGATAGTTTCCTATACAAATAATAGGTGTCATAGTAATTCTTTCTTTCTTTTGTTTTTTGGTTTTTTTTGGACGAATTAATTTGATTAAAGCATTAATACCACCTTTATCGCCACTATTCATTCCATCAATCTCATCCATAATAATAGCTATTTTTTTAGGTTGGTTGAAGTAACTAAGAATATTCTTATCAGACATATTATGTTTTGTAATAGTTTCAATGACAGATTTATTTCTAACATCACCAGCATCAAATCTAATAATGTCATAATTTAATTTTTTTAATGTATCATACACAAATCTACTTTTACCAGACCCGGGTGCCCCATAAATATATATACCTCTTTTGGTTAGTAAATTATTTTTGTTTTCTTCAAAATTACTTAAAGCATTTATTAAAGTTGTTTCACAATCTTCTCTATGTAATAATTTTATCAAATTTAACTGGTCCATAACCTTTTATTAAAATAAAAAAATATCTTTATATGTATTCTTAATGATTGTTAATAATTTTTACTATATCCGATAATTTTTAAACAATTACCAGAATTATAATTACGACATAATTCTCTTAAATAAGCAAAATAATTTTTAAATTTTTTATTTTTATATTTCCATTTAGTAATTTTCTTCCATTGCTTCATTCGTTCTTTATGGAGTATTTTAAAAGGGAAATGTAAGTCATTTCTAATTAAAAATCTAGTATAATTTTCACTAATAAATTCAATTTTACTATACGCATAAATAAATCTATCATTTAAATTAGTAATGAAATGTTCCATATAAGAATGTTTATCGCAACGAGATAACCATTTAGGATTTACATACAATCTAATGTATCTAATTATGTCTTCTGGTAGTTGGTTCATTGTTTAATATTAATATTAAATAATATATTTAATATCAATTTATTTAACATAATCCAACATTAGTTACGCCATCCCACGCTATTCCGCAATCCTTTGCCCATTTACATTTATTTCTTCTTCCCTTAACCCCTTTGAATCTATCACTAGTAAAATCAGCAGGATTAGCACAATTGTTCCCTAAACCTTTAACATTATCACATTTATTTCCGGGTTGTACTTCAAAATAATCAGGACAGTGTGGGACATAAGGAGGCCATATTTGATTAGCTTTAGCTTGCTGGATCATAATCGCAACAATAATCATCATGAAAATAAAAATAACCGTTGCTATAGATAAAACAGCTGTTTGAAATTCGTGAGCCATATATAAATTATAAAATATTATTTTTTATGTTGTATAAATATATATATATGAGTGAATATACAAAACAATACAATGGCCGAATAAATATTATGGGACCCAACACTGGCGATATTTTTCAATTATATGATAGAATTCCCGTAGATAAAAAAGCATCTGAATATAATGACGCAATGACTGGTAATTGGTCTCCAACTATATTATCAAAAGCTTTCTTTTCAGCAGAAAATCTACAAATAATACAGAATTCTATTAAAGCAGGCGTATATCATAATTCTAAAGGAACTTATGTAATAGCAGACCAAGATGAAGATACATTAAAAATAATAATGAGAAGCACTTTTCTTCAATTTTCAAGTAATTCTCCTCAAAATATAACCGGACAAATAAGTAATTTAAATCAATTGGTTGTTGATTATTCTGTCCCTCAAATAATTGGAGAAGCCGAAGGTTATATTAAATATAAGAATGATGTCAGTACATTAGCAGTTCCAATGAAAAGACCGAAGTCAACATATCATACAAATACTTTAAAACAAAAGGATTGGTTTTAAATAAAAAAATTTATTCAATAAATTATTAATTATATTTTAAATTATAATTTATTTTTTTGATTTCTTTTTCACCTTTTTTACTTTCACACCCAATAGTCTACCTTTTCTATCCACTTTATATTTTTTGTATTCCTTATCAAATTCTTTCAAATCATGCAACCATAGATCTTCAATTGTTTTTCCAGATAATATATCAAACTCAATCTGTTTTTGCTTACATTCCTTTAATAATTTTTCAATATTTTCTTCTTCTAATTGGTCAAATGTCATACTTCTTAAATATTTATATTCTTCGTCATTGTCTATCATTGCATAATTTCTATCAAATAACAGTTTAATTACAACATCTTTTTTCTTTTTTCTTAAATCAATTATATTATCACATTGTTCCTTTATGAACTTCGCTTTATTACTCAACAAAATAATTTTTCGTTGTAAGGCTTGTAATTGATATTCTTTTCTTAATTTATATCCATTATGTCTTACTGGATAATAAACATCAATAATGTCTTCTATAATATTATATTTTTTTAATCGCTGCTTATCATCAAATAAATTCATATTTGAAGTGCTTTTTGTAGTATATAATTTCAATGTTTTTTCTAATAAATTAATATTATTATCATATTTTTTGGATATTAAATTAGTTAAAATACCGGGTTGAAATTTAACTGTAAAGTCAATTAAAGCATCAGTACACATATCTTTAATATTTTTAATGATAGCAGTTTTTTTCTTATCATCCATAAGAGTTTCTAAATGGGTTTTATATGCTACAGTCCATGAACCAACTGGTAATTCAGTAATTTGAATAGTATCATAACTTAAAATTTTATATGTTCCTTTTAACAACCACCTACCTTTCTCCAATTTAATTGTATCGCCAGTAAACCCCTCATAATATGGTTTCATTTCAGTCGTTGATTTTTTACCTTTCAATCTATTTTTAATGTAATTACTAATATCAATTGGATCATAACTAAGTCCTTCATAACTATATCCGGTTCCAATTCCTTTACCACCATTTACTAATATCATAGGTATAATTGGTAAATAATATTCTGGTTCTACAGATGTTCCATCATCATCAAGATAATTTAATATAGGCGAGTCTAAAGGATTATTAATATGTTTCATTAATGGGTTGATTTGTGTGAAGATATATCTTTCACTAGCTGCGTCTTTACCACCTTCTAATCTTGTTCCAAACGAACCATTTGGCATCAGTGTATTAATATTATTACTACCAGTAAATTCTTGTGCTAATCCTACAATAGCTTTATTTAAACTCATCTCACCGTGATGATATGCTGAATGTTCCGATACATAACCAGAGAATTGTGCTACTTTAATTTCTTTTACTAAATTTCTTTTATACGCGGAAAAGGCAATCTTTCTCTGACTAGTTTTGTAACCATCAATTAATGAAGGGATAGATCTTTCACAATCATATTTTGAAAAATGTATTAATTCCTTATCAATAAAATCCTTATATGTAACCTTTTTCTTTTTATTATCCAATACATTATCTTTTTCATAATTTCCCAACCAATCCTTTCTATCATCAGCTCTCCCTTTATTAAATGCCTTATCTATTGAATTATCACAATCGTGATCAAATTTAAATGTAACAATTTTCCTCTTTTTAAAATATTCTTTAAATTCTTTTGCTGTGCTCGTTCCCAAACCTTTATAATATTTAGTTTTCCAACCTTTTTGAGGTGTAGTTTCTTTCCATTTTACATAATCAGATTCGTTGTAAAATGATAAAACCGCCTTACCTTTAGTTGCTTTTAAAATAGGAGTATTCATAAAACCTAAAAAGTTATCTATTTTTACCAAATCATGCCACTGCGAATGAAATAAATTAATACACAATCCTTTAATATGACTACCATCAAGGTCTTGGTCTGTCATAATTAATAATTTACCATATCGCAATGATTTTTTCATTTCTTCTTTAGTATAACTTTTGCCTGCTTCTAAACCTAAAATTTTCTTAATATTTGTAATCTCAGCATTATCGTTAATTCTTTTTACAGCCATATCCTTAACATTCATCAATTTACCCTTAAGGGGGAATACACCAAACCAGTCCCTATCTTGTTTTGTAAGACCAGATACGATACCAGATTTTGCCGAATCTCCTTCAGACAAAATTAATGTACATTCCATTGATTCCCTACCACCTGCTTTATTCGCATCAATTAATTTTGGAACACCTCTAATACTTTTACATTTTCTACCATTATTTTTTTTACCGGCAGAAACATCTTTAATTTCATTTAAAGATATAGCCGCATCCATTACTCCCATTTTTGCCAACTTTTCTATAAATTTATCACCAATTTCACATTTAGACCCAAATTTCCTAATTGGTGTGCTCATATAATCTTTAGTTTGACTATCAAAACTAGGATTTTCTATTACACAATTCACGAAAATCATCAACTGTTCTTTAATGGCTGTAGTTCTTACAGTAATTTTTTTCCTTTTTTTGATATATTCTACCATTTTTTTTGTAATTTGATTAACTAAATAATCAACATGTTTACCCCCCTTTGTAGTATTAATACCATTAACAAATGACACCTGTGCAAATTCATCTACAGGCGTTAAACATACATTATATTCCCATCTGTCAGCAGTTTCATTTAAGCGTGGTCGTTCTAATTTGGGCCCTATATATTTCTCAATATAATCCTCAAATGATTTAATTGGTAATACTTCTCCATTAAATGTTACCTTTACACTTTTATCTGTAACAGCAGCAATATCTAATGTTCTCTTTTTAAATAAATTAAACATATCATCACTTAAACCACTCAACCCAAATCTTTCATAATCTGGTAACCACCTCACCTCTGTATATGGTTTCTCATTAGATTTAGTAATTTCTGGCTTACATAACTTTTTCAAATTATTTTTAAATGTTTGAGTATATTTCAGTTTTCTAATATGATCAACTGTTTCTATTTCACCCCATTTTGCATAAATTAATACTAATTTAAAACCAAACCCATTCTTACCACCAACTATTTTCTTTTGTTTTTTATCATAATTTGTTGATGTTCTTAATCTACCAAATATCATTTCTGGTATCCACCATTTTTTTTGTGGATGTTTAGCTACATCTATACCATTACCACCATTTCTCATTGTAATAATTCCAGTTTCTTTATCTACTGTTACATCTATATTTTTTACTTGAACTATTCCTTTTTCTTTTTTCTTTTGTTGTAACCTTATTACGTGGTCGCGACAATTAACAATACCCTCATCAAAACATTTATATAAGCCGGGTACCCATTTCATATTACTTCTAATAAATTTATTATTTTCGTTTAAAACCCAATCCGTTTTATCATCTTCTTCAACTGCTCCGATATAAGTATCGGGGGCATCATATATATGCTCTCTTGCAGTTTTTGATTGATAGGTTTTTGCTAATTTTGCGCTCTCAGAAGACATTATATTGATAGATATATATGCATTTATTTATATCAATTTTTTTACAATATCAATAATTAATTATACTTAAATTTAGAAATATATTAATTTGCGTTTATATTTTTTTCTATATCAAATATATAATGGTAAATAATGCAGTAAAGCAAGGTGACGGTATGTACCATGTTGGTGGAAGAAAATACAAACATTTAGTTGGCTCTAGAGTTATGGTTTGGAACGGGTCTGCTGAAAAAACCCAATACGGTAGAGCTGGATTAAGGAAAAAGGATTTAGTTAGAAATAAATGGGGACGTATTGTAAGTAGAAGAAAACATAATACCGGAAAAAAAAGTGGTTTGAAAAGATTACACGCAAAAGGTTACTTTACTCGTAAAGGTAAATTCGGTGTTTTCAAAAAAGGAAGTAAAAGTCCAAAAAGACGCACTAAAAAAAGAGGTAGAAAAAAGAAAACCAGAAGGGTCTGTCGTCATAAATCTGGTCCAAAAAAAGGTAAATACAAGAAATGCACCAAAAGACGCAAACGCCGTTAAATAAATTTAAATTATAATTTAAACATAATAAATTATAATTATTATAATGAATATCTCCAAATCAAAAGACATTTTAGATTATTGGTTCTCAAAAGGCCGATATGCCGCCGATTACGACAAATGGTTCAGGAAAAGTCAAGACTACGACGAAGAAATTAAAGATAAGTTTGGCGATTTATTGAAAGAAGCTGAAGAAGGTAAAGGATTTGGTTGGATCCATACAAAAGATAGTTATGTTGCTTACATTATATTGCTAGACCAATTTAGCCGTCATATTTATAGAGGTAGTGGTGATAGTTTTAAAAATGATGAGGGTTGTATGATATTTGTTGAAATCGGTTGGGAAATGTACAAAGAACAATTAGAAGGATATGAATTTATGTTTGCTCTTATGCCTTTTATGCATACAGAAAATATGACTTACCAGAGAAAAGGCGAACATAATTTTAATATACATAAACAATTATATGGAGACAAAGGTTCCGCGCTAACAAAGAGAGCATTAACAGACCCTAAAAATACATCATATATGGGGTCCGTTGATGAAGTAACAAATTATGATAAAGAATACGCAATGTTAAAATCTATAGAACCTCATGTGTTGGGTCATAAACAAACCATACAAATGTTTGGCCGCTTTCCCAAAAGAAATGATGTGCTTGGGAGAGAAACCACTATTCAAGAACAGCAATATTTAAATCGCGAAGATGTAAAAAAAAGACCATATTAATTTCTTTAATATTTATATATGAAAAATATAAACATTAAAGATTAAAGATTTTTTATTTTATTTTCTGTTGATTTTACATTCATAAAATATGTGTTAGGTCCATTATTTAGTATTCAAATTAAAAATATTCAAGGTTCAGTTATGACTGTCAAAAAATTACCAGCAGCTTTTGCGTGGTTTGTAACAGTAGCTGTATTATATTATTTTATTATTCGTGAAAATAAAAGTGAATGGGAGGCGGCAATTTTAGGATTTTTAGTATATGGTGTATATGAAGGAACTAGTTATGCTGTAATAAAAAATTGGACATTTAATACTTTTATTATTGATATTTTATGGGGAACTACATTATTTTTCGTATCTACAAAATTATTTTACAGAGTTAGAGAGTTAATTTAACCCTCTGTATGAGACAGCTTTTTGTTTTTATTTTTAATTGTATATTCAATCAATCTCATCATGTATCCATAACCAGAACTATCCCATCCTAGATCTAAAACTTTATTACCAATAATTTCAACAGCTTCTGTTTCGTTTTGTGACCACCATTCATCTCCAGTCCACATAAAACCACTTTCTGGGTCAGGTCCTTTAAGAAACATATCTATTATATCATTTTTTCTTTCATGACCGTAAATAAAATTAGTTATAATTTTTAGATGCTGATTTGCTTTATCTCCCATATTACTTATTAATTAAATTTATATGAATAGTTATAATTCATATCAATTTATCTTGAAGTCCAATATTCTTTTAAAATTTTATTATTTTTAATGAATTCTTTTGGTATAATTTGTTCAATATATTTTTTAAAATAATTTTTGCTTACAATATTGATAAAGTTATTTGCCCCAGCATAGCCGCAATATGCTCTAAATGCTTCCAATTTTGAAACATCGTTTTTTAAATTTTTATCAAAACTATTATCTAAAGCTTGTTTAATTTCTAACTTTTTATTCCACATTTTACAAGATGTGTTTTGTACATATTTTCTATCTTTGATAATAACATGAATATAAAAATATTTGATCAATTCTTCTAAATGATATTCTTCTTGTTTCATAATTTTATTTTTCATATTTTTTAACCATATACTGTATAATTCTGCCAATTCACTCATTTCTAATTCATCATCATTTTCATCATAACAATCAATGCATTCTGACCAAAAACCTCTAAAATATCTTGCCGGTTCCAAATATTGACTATTCATATCTGTTAATTCACCCATTTTTCCTAAAAAATCATTTTTATACATTATTGATGGCATTCCTCTTTTATCTAGAAATAAGTTCCATAAAAAATAAATATCTCTATTTGTAAGTGTATTTCCTTTATCGTTTATAATCATTGAATTCTTAAATTCATCTATAATACTATCGGTAGTATTATCTCTCAAATGAAATACATTATTTAAATGTATTTGTTTTTCAGCATAATTATCACTATTTATATATCTAACCGAGTAATGTATGCATGTCATAAGAATATTTAACATATTATCACTTAAAAACCTTGTCCAGAAAGAGGTTGAATTTCGGAAAGCACTTTTTTTAAATGTAATAATTCTACTATTATTGTAGTCAAGCCCCGAATATTTATATTTAAAAATACTAGTTTGGGGGTGATATCCAAAAAATAATTCAAATGAATTAACAAGATATTGTATTAATGGCTTACTATATTCTGGAACATAGAAATATTGCAAATAATTTCCATTATTGTTATTAATTTTATATATGTAAATATCACCCAGAACTGTTAAAAAGTATTTTACTTCTTCTTTAGTTTTACATAATAATGGTGTAAAAAAACTAATAACTTTTTGAATAGTATTAGACTCGGGTATAACATGTTTAATTTCACGACATTTAATTTTTGAAATAATAGTATCTTTTATATTTTCACTATAATCAATTAATCCATTGGGGTTATTACCACAATCATTATAAATCTGGGCCCATATAATATCTTCATTAATAACTTTATAATCATGATTTTTATATTCTATAAAAGTATCCGTTTTTTTTATATAATAGTATCTTTCACCATCCTCATATAAAAAATTACACACATAATCATCTATATGTTTTTTTATATTTTCATAACCATTCATATAATCCATCAAATTATCATCAATGTAATCATTTAATATTTTCAATGCGTCTTTACTATCTTTAAATTTATGACACAAATCATGCACTTTTTCTTTTATCGCGTTAGTTAAGAGTAATTCAGTCATATGAATATATTAAAATAATTCTTTTATATAATTTTTTTTCAATATTTTAACGCATAAGTATTTAAAGATTTGTACCATTTAATATATATTATGGCTTCTGTCGCACAATCACAAGCAGATTATAATTATGTTTTAGAAATTAAAACTGTTCAAATTGCTCCCTTTCGCACTTTGATGACCGCATTAAAAGATATATTGTTAGAAACTAATATAACTTTTCAAAAAGATGGTATTCGTATTATTAATATGGATAAATCTCATACTATCCTAGCTCATTTATTTTTAGAAGCTAGTAAGTTTGAACATTACTATTGTGCTCACCCAAAAATTATTATTGGTGTCAATATGTTTCATCTTTTTAAACTTATTAATTCCATAGATAATGACGATACCTTGACTATCTATATTGAAAAATCTGATTATACTGATGGCATTGTTGATAATTTGGGTCTTAAATTTGAAAATGGTGATATTAAACAACAAAAAATTCAAAAACTAAAATTAATTGAACCAGACGAAGAAGAATTAGAATTACCAGATGTTAAATTTTCCAGTATTATTAATCTTCCTTCAGCTGATTTTCAAAAAATTATTCGTGATCTTTCTAATATATCTGAAAGACTTGAAATTAAATCTGTAGGTAGTGAATTAATTTTCAAATGTGTTGGTCCATTCGCAAAATGTGAAATCCGCAGAAGTGAAAGTGGTGGTATTATGGAATTCACCCAAAAACAAGATGATAGTATGGTTATTCAAGGTGAATTTTCTCTTAAAAATTTAGGTTATTTTATTAAATGTACTAATCTATGCAATAGTATTGAAATGCATTTAGAAAATGATTTACCATTAGTTGTTAAATATTCTGTTGCTAGTTTGGGAGAAATTAAACTATGCTTAGCGCCTTTACCTAGCTCATAAATAATATTTGAATAATATATAATGAAATATCATTTTGGTGTTCCGGGGATATTAATATGGCTAACTCATATTTTAACAGGTTTGTATTTTGTTTATTTGGGATATTCTATGAATAAAACAAATACTTTTAAAAATCACGGCATTGTATTATTAGTTCTAGGATTTACAATGACCGCTTATCATTCTCATTTAATGTTTTTAAAAATGGATATTATATAATTAATATATATATGCTTAATAGTGAATTATATATATTAACTTTTGTTATTACCGGATTATGGGATGTAGTATTACGGTTCATGTCTTTAAATTTTAATAAATTACCTAAAATAGTAAAACAATATCTACCTTTTATAGAATACCTACAACCATATTTTGAGAAACATACTTTATTAGCAGCAGCATTAGTCGCTGCATTTGTGGGAGCAACCACGCAAGTAATCATTGTAAATATGGTTCCTTTTCCAAAAAGGACTAGTAGTTACTATTATGTTTTCAAATTTATGTTAATTTCATTTATTGTTAGTGCTCTTTATGGGTTTGTAATGAAATTTAGTAAATTATTTCCCAGATTAGACGAAACTTATTACAAAAGATTAGAAGAAGAAGGGGGTGTTATTAGAAGCATGTATCACGATGGGATATCTGGATGGATCGTTCAATTTTCAATTTTATTTTTAGTTTATATAAGAATTTTTAAATAATTAAATTTTTATATGTTAAGAAGTATAATTTTAGAAGAAAACAATAATATGTTGAAAGAAATCAATACTATTAAGGAAAAAATTGATAATATTGAGAAAAAAATAGATGATATTATAAATATATTACGTCATGAAGTACAAGGTGATTGTAAAAAAATGGGAGAACATATAGATTTTGTAGAAAAAGTATATGATACTGTAAAAAACCCCTTAGGGTTTCTTTGTAACAAAATAAATTATTTTAGTAAAGATAATCAAGATTACAATTTAACTGATATAGAACCTATAGAATTTTTATCAAATGACGATATTAATGATATCTTACTAGAAAATCAATCAGAAGAAGCTGGACAATAATATTAAACCCCCTGTTATTGACATATTTCTCATAAAATTCATTTTCTCTTTAGGGACCGTGGGAGGATGATACATTAATGTTGCTAAAATTGTGAATATTGCCAATCCAATACTAGATAAAAAGGATAATCCCTGTAATGGATAAAAACCTGAAATATCTATCATAATTATAATTGGAGCTACAATTTCAAGTATAATAACTCCGACTATAATCAATGTGTAAAAAATGTTAGGTAATTTCTTCATAAAAAACATACTTTTAAAACCACTAACAGTAGATTTAAAATTTAAAATTTTATTAATCCCTGCTAAAAAAAACATTAATAATAATAATCCAGAACCAATGATACTTTCAATCATATTTATATATATATATATAAATATTATCTTGTTGGTGGCCTATCATCATAAAGACCCATTCTTTTGTTTTTAATTACTCTTTTTAAATCAGCTTTTTCTTTTCTTTTTTGTAAAAACTCTCTATGTGCTTTCTTTTCATCATACAATCCCTCATCACCGAATTGGTTTATTAATGGTTTTTTTTTCATCCATCTTGTTGTTATGGGACTATCGGAATGGTCCGCTTCTTTACAACAGTTTTGATGAACAATAAAATCTAATCTATTCATTCTAAACATTTTACAACAATAATTACATATAAAACTTCCAACCTCATTTATATTTTCTTTTGATGTATTTTCTTTACTGATATCATTTAACTTGTGATTTATAGTATAATCGTGACCATTTGTAGTCATTTTATATATTTTTGGAATATATAAAATAACAAAATTTAACGCCTTTTTCTTTTAGTCTTTCTTCTTCTAGTCTTTCTTCTTTTAGTCTTTCTTCTTTTAGTCTTTCTTCTTTTTCTACCTGCTTTTTTTGGATATTTTGTAACTGTTTTACCTTCTACATAAGTTCCTGATTTTTTCATTAAATCTTTCTCTAATTCTTTAATTTTTGCGTCTGTTAATACGTTATATGTTGTTGATGATTTGGGTAAATTTGGTTGTTTGAAAGCATCTTTAACAGTCATTTTTTTTAGAGGATTTTTTTTCATAAACTCTCTATATTTCGCATCTTTTCTTCTTGCTAGAAATTCTTTCCATATTTTTTCTGCTTCTGTTTTTTTACCACTACCTCTTTTACGAGTTCTTCTTTTGGACATATATAATAAGTAAAGATTAAATACTCCACAACTTACAATAGATTTTTCCGCGTGCTATATCATCCACAATTATTTTATGAATATCATAATATTGAACATTTGTAGTTATATATAGGCGTGTTCTACTATAAATAACATTATTGGGAATTAACATACATTTAATATCTAAAGATGGTTTGGAAATCTCTCCCAGGTCATTTATTATTCCTAGAGGAATAAATCCAGAAATTTCCATTTCATTAAAACTATTATCTATACTTCTAGTGGGTGAAATATGACTATTTAATTTATGAATAACAGTGTATGACCTAGGTAATTTATCAAATGGGTATTCCCATGTTTCAATCCAATATTTAATTTTTAGCGGATTATAAAAAAATTCTTCTCGTAATTTTTTTATATAACTATAAAAATCATTATCAAATATTAATATTTCTTTAGACCCATAGGAATAAATAATTAATTTAATATCATTGGGAAGATATATTGTCATATAATAGTAATATATTTTTTTAAAACATATTTTTAATAATTTTGATAATTTTATTTTCATGATAGTAATAAAAACTACCAGCAATTATACCAATAAAACCACCAGCAATAACTTGTTGATATGTATGACATTTGAAATAAATTCTACTTAAACAAACAGACACGCCCATTATAAATGCTGCGATAAGCATCAATCCACGCAAAATATCATGTTTTGGAAATTCGCGATTACTTGCATTTAATAAGTGTAATGTTAAGTATGTGGTAACAATCATTGCGAATTGAGAATGTCCGGAAGGCATACCATATGTGGTTGCTGCCAAACCATTAGCGAAACTTCCGCAATCTTTTGCTCCTTTAGGTCTAGCTCCGGAACCTATATATGGATAACTTTTTTTACCCAACAGTGGTTCTAGAATAAAATGTTTCAATACATAATTAAACCCTTCCATTGTAAGTAAGAAAGCGCCAAGAAACATCGCATTTTCTTCCTGAAACAAAATATAAGCCAACGCACATTTTATTAGAATTAATAGAGGAAATGCTCTTAAGATTTTTTCAGCAAACATTATATATTATTGACATATTTTAAATAAACATAGAACGCCGCCTTCTTCGGTGGTTAAGAAAATATTAATAACATAAATAATAAAGTCCTAAATAACTGCATATTTAATTATAATATGAAGTTATTTATTTTTGATTAATATTCCGGATTGTGTTTTTTGAAAATGCAACCATGAACTGTGAGGCCTTCAATTTTACATATTTTTCTAGGATTTTGTTCCTCAATATTAGACATCCATATTTTAATAATACAAAAAGATTTCTTAGGAGATATTGTAATTCCATTTATAGAATTCAAGAAATTCATATCTTTTGAAATATATTCTCCGGTAATAGCCATAACTAAGTTCACCCATACATCATAAACATTTTTGTTAATTACTTTGAATGAAAAACAACCACCCTTACTATTTTTAGGGTCCTCCCAGGTGGGATTTATATTTTTTCTCATAAGGAAAAGCATACAATTTTTTACCATTTTTTCGGGTATAGTTTTATTTATAGCATTTACTGTTTCTATATTACTAATTTCATATATTTCTTTGTAACTTTTTAATGTCCAATCGGTGTCGTGTGGTAAATGAGCCCATAAAACCCATTTATCATTCAATGTATGATATTTTTCGCTTGTAAAAACTTTAGACTCGGATTCCATGGATTGCATTTGCTCCATTATGTATTTATAGTATCAATTTTTTTAAATATGTTTCCTTATATATTAATTATTTCAAATTTATGTTGGTCTTTAATGTTAATATATTTCTCTCCATTTTTTAAATTTATATAATTGATATCTGTATCCATTATATTTATTTGGTAATTATCTTTTAATACAATTCCATAATATCGCCTCATATACCATTTTAAAAATGTTTTTGTAAATAATTTATTTCCTACAACAAGATAACTATGCATATGATTTTTAATATCTATTCTGTAGTCCCCTTGAATAAATTCAATTGACATAAAAAATTCATCACTGGGAATACATTTTCTTTTAAAATCGTCTATGCTATGCATTTGTTTCATATAATATTTATCAAAATAGTATAATAATTTCAAATCTTCTAATTTTTTTTGTAAAAATGTATCTATATCTGGTTCACTGTACCACGATAAGGTAGTTTCTACTTCACCATCCCAGCCTATTAAAATCTTAGTTTCTTCTTCTAGAATTTCTTCTTCTTCTTCTTTTCTTATTTTAAATAATATACTAGATATTTGTTGTTTTGTCATATGATAATAATACACTAGGTTCCAACCCTGATTAATAGTTTTTTGATATAATTTTTCTCTATTAACATATCCAGAATATAACATAATACCTCCTAAAATACTATAAATATACATTTATATAAATTTCATATAATAATTTTAAATTGTTATTAAAAATATTATATTAATTAGCAAATATACCCTTTTCAACTAATTGTTTCTGAAATAATCCTTTCTTCCTAGGACCCATTAAATTTTTGTAATTTTTTGTTAAGTTTTTAATACTAGCTTCAAATTCTTCATCGCTACTCATAGCTACACTAGCACCCGATTGATTATAAAATTGTGCTGCCCTATCTGTTTCTCCCATATCCACTAATACATTTCTTATTATTCTTACAAATTCTCTTCTTTTTAATGTATTATTTTGATATTTTTGCATAGTTGGAAATTCTGAGAAAAATTTATATCCCGCATTTCTCTTTTTTCCTTGTGCCTGAACATCTGCCGCTGCTCTATCTGCTATTTTTTGTTCATTCGTTTTTCTTCCTGTATTATCGGGACTATCTATATCATATCTAGGATCACCATCACTTGAACCACCAATAGTAAATTGTTTTGTTTTTGGATTATAAGTAACATTTGTCATTCTCTTTATACCAGATCTTTGATCTTCCACATCTTCTTCACCTGCGTGAGAATGCTTAAGATTATGATAATGTTGTCCATCTGGACCTATGGGATTATGATGTTTACCACCACCGCCCCCACTCTCTTTATCACCTTTTGTTATTTTACCTGTTTTTGGATCTAAACCAAATACTAATAACAACAATGCTACTATAAAAGTCATAAGAATAAAAGGAATAAAAACAATTATCCAAGATATTATTCCTAAACCCGATTGACATAAATGATTTAATAAAACTGTAAATATAATAGCCACCCAAAATTTTAAAAATGCCGTATTATATTCACCTCTCGCTGTGTCTATACCTATTTGTGTTGTTGCGTATATAATATATATTAATGCTGGAGGACATAAAGTTGTTAATACACCTGCCATTAAATATATATTAACTTGCGATAAAAATTCCATCTTTGAGTTGTCCTAATATATCACCAATATCCTCATCATCTAAATATTGATATATATAACCATCGTCATCTTTATATGTTTTTGTTTTTTTCCCTTCAAATTGTAAAATATATTCTTCTACTTCTAGCGCCTCTTCATCATCTTCATCTTCTTCTTCTTCTTCACTATCACTATCAATAGTAACATAGGGTTCTGTATTTTGAGCGAGCAATGCACCCTGAATTAATGGAGGTATATTTGCCGTTTCATCATCTTCTTCTTCTTCAACTTCTTCAACATCTTCTTCTTCTTCAACTTCTTCAACATCTTCTTCAACCTCTTCATCTTCTTCTTCTTCAACATCTTCTTCAACCTCTTCATCTTCTTCAACTTCATCTTCTTCAACTTCATCTTCTTCAACTTCATCTTCTTCAACTTCATCTTCTTCAACTTCATCTTCTTCATCTTCTTCAACTTCATCTTCTTCATCTTCTTCTCGTTCAACTTTTTTTCTATGATTATCTGCTACAGTTTGCATTCTTTTTTTCAATATTTCTACAAGTTCATCTGTTTCCTCTTCCTCTTCTTCATCTTCTTCAACTTCATCTTCTTCATCTTCTTCAACTTCATCTTCTTCAACTTCATCTTCTTCTTCTCCATTTAGAAGAGCCCATTTTATTAATCCAGCAGAAAGTCCTAATACTTGTGTATAAGGTATATCTTCTAATTTATTACTAGAGAATGAAGCATAATTTTTTTTAGCTAAATCTAAAATAATATGATAAAATTTATCTTCAATTTCATATTTTTGACATTGAGATTCAAGTGAATGAATATCCATTCCGGTTAATCCAATATTGATATAGGTAGGTTCTTCACTGACATTATTATATTTTTCTAGAACAGCGTTGATACTTTCTTTATAAACTAATTCTTCGTCAGATAGTTCAAGAGTTTCGTTATCCTCATCACTATAATCGGAGTCAGAACTTAAAGTATATCCATCTTGTCCCATAAGATAATAATTATTGGGAGGGTCAATGTGTACCATTTTTTTATTTTCTTTATAGGTTTTTGGTAAGTTATCATTATTTTTACTTTCTTCTTCTTTTTCATTATTTTTTTCTATAACTTCCCAAAAAACATTAGGTTCATCGTTAGGATATTCGTTAGGAATATTTTTAGTAATAATGTTAATTTTTTGTTTTAATTTATCATTTTCATTTTTTAAAGTTCTATTTTCAATAATAATATTTTTAACAAAATCGTGTTCCATTAATTTTTTGACTTCATAAATATTTTGTTGTTCTTTGAAGAATGCAGATAATTCAGTTTGAACATATGTTTTGATGTTATTTTCTAGATTTTGAATGCTGGTGTCAAATGTTCTTTCAACCATTTAAGTAAATAATATTGAATCCGTTTAATACTATTTTTTTATTTAATTATTATATATATAATGGATAAGATAAAGATAATAAAATCACAGACGGATTATGACGATGAAACTGCAAAAAGTAAGTTGGAAAGGTGGAAGGGAGACCATCTGAATGTAATTAGAGAATATTTAAATCCAAAGTTTAACGAACCAAAAAAAGAAAAAATAATTCCAGTAAATCAGAAAATAATGTCAGAGATAAGAAATTTTATGGATGATATAAATAGAGGCGCATTTAAAAAGAATAATGAAAAGTTTGATAAGGAGTATTTGAATGATTAGACATTAGAGAAACCGAAATTATTATGAAATAGTTGATTTTTAGTGCTAGTTGCAGTTTTTCTTTTAAGTCTGTATTGTTTATTATTAGGGTTATTATTTTTATTAATGAGAAGATTATCATATACAGCGGGCAATTCATTGTTTTCTTCGTATAATTCCGGTAATATTTTGGTCATAGGTTTATCAACGACCATTAACAAATTTTCATTTTTAAGTAATTGTCTATACTCTTGAATTGATAGATTGCCATAATATTTTTCTAATGTATAAAATGGGTCAGGAGCAGGTTTAATATTTTTAGTATAATTATAAATTTTTCCATATATATTGTTTAAGAGAGCGTATCTTTCCCATAATGTAGAGGAATCAATATTTTCATTTTTAAGATAAGAGACGGCACATTCCGGGCTACAGAAACACCCATAAACATCATATGAATTATTTATAAATTTTTTAGGAATATGAATTGGAGGATTATCAAAGTTATAGGTGCACCAGAAACAGCTGGATCTTTTATCAGAAATACTGTTATTTTTTAAATTTCGTTTTAAAATTTCTAATTTTTGCCATATTTCTTTAATATTAATATCTTCTTTAATTTCTTCTTTTTGTTCAAGAACTTTAATAACCTTATTTTCAATTTTTTTATCAATATTATTTTGTATAATATTTTGATAATTTAAATTATTTATTTTAGAGTTGTTATTTAAATTGAAGGAACTAGGTTCATTAATAATGGGGTTATAGTTGGAAGCACTAAACATGGTGCAACCATTTTTATTGAGACTATTGCTATTACACTTTAGATGGAGTATAATATTTTGCTTATTTTCAGTAGCAATTACAGTATTAATTGGTTCTTTATTAATAATTTTACCACCTTTAGGTTTTCTACCTCTTTTTTTTGGAGGGGGCTTTGGTTTTTTCTCATTTTTAGGCTTAGGTTTTCTACCTCTTTTTTTTGGTTGTTTTTTATCAGACATTATAAAAAACAATAGTAAAATTAATTTAAATACTTTAGAATAAATGTTAGTAAGTTCAGATTATGATCACAGATATTTTAGGATACTTTGGTGGATTTTTATGTGTGATTACAATGTTTCCACAAATTTATAAAATGATACAAACAAAGAAATCAGATGATATATCATATGGATTTTTAATTATAGGGCCAATGAGTACAGTAATATGGATAGCGTATGGAATAATGAAACCAGATTATGTAATTCTTACAACGGATTCCATAATTTTAGTTGTCCAATTATTTTCATTTTATATTACTTGGAAATATAAAAAGAAAAAATTAAAAATTGATGATACTGTTCATGAAGATGTTATAGAAGCAGATATTGCGGGAGAGTGATTTATATAACAATTTCTACATAAAGCCGAATACATATCTTTTTCAGCTACAATAGTTTGTTGAGTATCATTGGTTTTTCTATATGTATATATAGCATCAGATTTTTTACAATTTTGACAAACAGCTTTTAATTTAACTACATTATCACATAATGGAATTAAATCTAATATTTGACCAAATTTTTCGCGTTTAAAATCACCATCCAATCCACACACAAAAACATGTTTTTTTTGATTGTCAACTAACATTTTAACAACTTCATATAAATCCGGAAAGAATTGCCCTTCATTGATTAATATAACATCGTGTTCGTAAGCTTCATATGGACTTTCAATTAAATCTTGTAATCTATTGATGTTCAGTGATTTGATTTGTCCTTGACTGTGTGATGTAACATGTCCCTCGTTACTATATCTAGTATCATAACTATGATTAATCATCAAACATTTTATTCCACAAGCGGTATATTTATTGTAAATTCTAATAAGTTCTGTAGTTTTACCAGAGAACATTGGGCCTAAAATTAAATGTAGATAACCACTATTTTGAGAGAATAAATTAAAATCCATTATATGTATTATAATTTATTTTTTAATATAGTTTCTAACTAATATAACCGCCACCGGGTAACATATTTAATACATCTTGAGTAAGTTGTTCATCATCTCTTTTGGCTTTTCTTTCTTTTATTTTTCTGAGTCTAGCTTTTCTACGAGTATAATATTTTTTTCTATCATGTCTCCAATCAGCCCCCCAACCCTTAGGAGTTTTAAAAAGAAAAGGCCATTTTTTACAATATTCGGGGATATTATAACCCTTCCATTCAGGATCAGAAACTAATTCAATTCCTTCTCTAATTTTTGCCATAAAATCTAAAATATCTTGTTTTGTTAAGTTTGGAAAAACTTGCATACCAACTCCGGCAGAAAATTTATTATAATCTTTTTTTAAAGCAGCAATTCTCATTTGTGTTCCAGATATACTAGAAGGATTTGGGAGAGATTTCGTTTTAAGACTAATTTCTTGAATTAGTTTAACTAATTCATCAGTATCGTCAGCCCTGATTAAATTTCTAACTTCTATTTTATCACGGGCTATACTTTTGCCCATTTTTGTATATTTATCAAATCTGTCAGAACCACAGAAAAATATAATTTTATCATATTTTTTTTTTAAATGGATCAATGCTAAAAAAGGATTACCTAAACCAATTGATTTACTATCAATAAATTCAATATATTTTGTAGAGTTACCATCATTATATGCTTTATTCATAAATGTAATTTTATCAGAAGCCCTTAAAGGATTTTCATTTAATCTGAAAGAACAAAAAACTTCATTTTCAAGCATTTTTTTATATTCAGTGCTTTTTTTTATTTTCTTTTTATCGTTGGTGGAACCACTTATAAATATTTTTGGATCAGATATAGTATATCCTTCTTTTTCTTTTTGAATGGCAGTTTTTCTAACTTTTTCAATCATTAATTTATGTCCAATAGTAGCTGGTTGAAACCTACCAAACGCCATAACACATATTTTATTTCCAACTTGAGCCATATATTAATATATAATATTAAATATTTAAAACTTTAATACATTTAATATAATATATGAACTTTCGTCCTTGGGTAGAAAAATATAGACCAACGCAATTTGAACAAATAGTTTTAGACCCAGTAAATAAAAAATTATTATCAAATGTAGTGAAAACTAATCAATTCCCAAATTTATTATTTTACGGTCCTCCGGGGACAGGTAAAACAACAACGATAATAAATTTGATAGACATGTATCAAAATAAATTCAATCAAAAAAGAAAGGGTTTAAAAATTCATTTAAATGCTTCAGATGATAGAGGAATTGATATAATAAGAAATCAAATAAATCAATTTGTTAATACTAAGACATTATTTGGTAGTGGTATGAAGTTTGTAATATTAGATGAAGTTGATTATATGACAAAAAATGCTCAACAAGCATTAAGATATTTAATACAACAATATCAATCAAATATAAGATTTTGTTTAATATGTAATTATATAAGTCGCATAGATACCGCGTTGCAACACGAATTTGTGAGATTAAGATTTTGCAAATTACCTGAAAAAGATATATATATGTTTTTAAACACTATAGTAAAAAAAGAAAAATTAAAAATAACAAAAAGAGAAATAATGGGAATACAGAAAAATTTTAAATCTGATATAAGAAGTATGATAAATTTTATTCAATCAAACCATGATCATATAGGATTAAATATAAAAATAATAGAAAATACATTTTGGGAAGATTTTATAAAAAATATTAAAATTAAAACACATAATGATTTGATTAAATACATAAAAAAAAAATGCGTGGAATATAATATTGAAGAGAGAGAATTTATAGTAAAATTTATTACATATGTTATACATAATAAATCATATTATTCAGAAGACAGATGGTTACAATTTATAGAATTCGTATTACATAACAATTATACAAATGAATTGTACCTTATAAATTATTTTGCGTTGGAATTGGTAGAATTATATAATAAGCTATAATATTTTACCATTCTTTGTTCTAATTTATTAACAAACATATTGGGGGATTGATCTGATGGATTAAAACTACCTCTTTTTTCGGCATATTCTATCAAAATTTTATTATATTTTGATAATGTATTTTTATTTTTTGGTGTATCTTTGATAGACACATTTAACATTGTATATAATTATAAAAGAAAATAAATTGATTTAAATAAATTCATTTATAAATATTATTAAATGAATGATTTAGATCAAGAATGGTTGGCGTTTGCGGATTGTGGGGAATTAGAAGATAAGCCAGACAAAATTTCTCCTAAAGAACAAAAAAGACCTGAATGTAGCGATATATATATCTCAACTAAGACTAAAATTGCTTACTTGTCAGAAGAAATAAAGTTAAATGAGGTATTTTGGAAGTTGCCAATAATACCTTATCACATTCCAGAAGAAGGTATTGTTAAAAAATCCATGAAAATAAATTGTTTAGATAAAGGCGACACACAAATTCTAGAAGAAAAACTAAAAAAACAAAATAATTGTTCAATTGATATTATATGTAAAGTAGATAATCCTTCGGCTAGAAGAATCAAATACAAAGATGTAAGAAAAATAAATGTAGGAATTTCATTAAAAGATTTATTGTCTTTCAGAAAAAAGAAAAAAGGAGCTTTTTATAATTGTTTTGCACTTATAATGAGAGTTAAATTTAATAATAAATTTAAAGAAGTTCATGTAAAAGTGTTTAATACAGGAAAATTAGAAATTCCCGGGATTAAAGAGGATGAATTATTATTTATAACGCTAAATAAATTTTTAAAAATATTATCTAGTGTAGTTGGACATCCTGTAAATTATTGTAAAAAATCAATTGAAAATGTATTAATAAACTCAAATTTTAATTGTGGGTTCTTCATTGATAGATCAAAATTATTCAATATTTTGAAGTATAAATATAATGTTCATTCGTTATATGACCCTTGTTCCTATCCCGGAATTCAATGTAAATATTATCATAATATTAATAATTCTTTGGCTGACGGACAGTGTAAATGCGAAATAAAATGTGGAGGGAAAAAAAATAAACTTTATAAAAATAATAAAAAAAACAAATGCTTAGAAATATCATTTATGATTTTTAGAACGGGTAGCATACTAATAGTTGGCCACTGTGATGTCCCAGTTTTGAAAATTATTTATGGGTTTATAAAAAAAATATTATTATCAGAATATGAAAATATAAATATTGAATATTCTAATAATCAGGTGAAAAAAGTGAAAACCAAAAAAATTAGAAAAAGAAATATTCTAGTTTCTATTTAAATAAATTTTTGATATCACATAACAAAATAGTATCATTTGATATTATAGTATTTAAATCATTAGTTAAATTTTTTCTGGTATATAATGAAATAAATTTATGTAAATATTCTACTAATTTATCTTTATCTTTTATTTTATTTAAAATAATTAATAACTCATAAATTACATCAGTATTCCTATTTTTCTTACACAAGGTAATAATTTTCTGATTTATTTCAGCAGTATCTAAAATATTTTTTTTATAATTATCTTTATTCTTTTTTATTATAGAGTAAATTACTTCATTAAACACTTTTAATATATTTCCTATTTTTTTAAATTCGGTCTTTTCAACATCAGTTAATTTCATATCAGTTTTATATTCATTATTTATTTCAAAAATAGTTTTTTTATATACAAATAAAACTGCGTCTTTTGATGTTAATTGTAAATAACTATGATTATCTTCTCCTATTTGGTCAATAAATTCAACAAAATATAAATATGATTTTTTTCCATGATATAATACTAAATTTAAATTTTTTGTATATAATAATAAAATTAAAAAAATATGTTTTAATATTTTTAACCCCCTATTTAAAATATAATCCAGCATATCACCCTTTAATTTAATGTTTTCTATTGTATAAACCACATATTCATTGACAATCTCCAAATAACTGGCTAATATTTTACTAATAGAAGGTAAAACATCATTATAATTATTTGAGTTGTAAATATTATTTTTTTTTAAATTATTCATAATATAATTATATGATTATTTATTTTTTATAAAAATAACTATTTAAAGCGTAAAAAATTTAAATTATATAAATGGCATCCGTTGTTGCAAATCCCGAAACTACGAGCGTTAGCTCAACTTCTAATTATCGTTTACCAACACCAACCACTCTACAACACTGTGCTAAACTGTCTATTGTAGAAGACAAACCAATTATGTTTGATTATTGGACCGCATCTTGTGATAAACAAGTATTAATTGGCGTAAGAGAAAATGATAGCGAAAAATTACTTGTAAAAAGTGAAGAAGAGTATACTAGTCCCGTTTCTAAAATTTATAAAGTAGAAACTGAATATATCATTGTAACCGAAAATTCTATTTATGTCGTAAGTTCTGATATTCCTACTAAAAGAGTATCATAAATAATTAATTATATATGAGTAATTAATTATTTTCTCCTTCTTGTTTTTTTCCCTTTCTTTCTTGTTTTTCTTCTTGGTTTTCTTCTTGTTTTTCTTCTCTTTTTTCTTCTTGTTTTTCTTCTTTTACCACCCACACTATATCTTCTTTCTGGCCCATCACTCAATTGACTAATCCATATAGTTCCCACAGGTCTTTTATATTTTGAACTACCCCATTTTATATCTATTAAGTTTCCATTTTCCTTTACCATCATATCATCATTCCACAACTTATATTGAATTTTATGTCCATTCCCCATACCTAAATTTTGTATATTGACATTATCTAATTTCATTAGTTCAAATCTTTCCCCACCATGGCCACATTTTTCTTCATAAATAATGTAATAGGCGTCATATATACCGGTTTGTGCTTCATTAGTAAAAGGAGTTAAATCATCATATATTTTTGGTAGTTTTGTACCTTTATCAGTTGTAGGAACAGATTTATTAAATTTATCATCTAAATATGGAACTCCCATCCAATTTTTTTTTATAGCAACGGGAAATACTTTTTTGTATGTTGGTTTATCTGGCCCAATGTCCATTAAACTATCGCATCTATCAACCGCACTTGATTTATTGCCAGCGCCATACCAAATACACATAGAAATACCTGCTTTGGCGGGTTTTCCTCCTGCCCGACCCAGTTTTTTCCGGTTAGGCCCTACACTTTTTGAAACAGTTCCTAAATTACCTATTAAACCCCGGGGTACACGCTTTGCCCGGCGTTCGTCTCCATTTCCACCCCTTTTTTTACGAGTATTTTTCCTATTTTTTTGTTTGTATTTTCTTGTTTTACGCATGATATATATATATTAATATAGATATTAAAGAAATTTATATAAATATAATTATAATGACCGAGATGGCAAATAATGTTCCTAATAAACCCCGATTTATTTATTGGGATATAGTAGCAAGAGCACAAACACCAATGTTGATGTTAGAGGCAGCAAACATATCATACGACTGGGATAGTGAAACAGCAAACCAATGGCCTTCAAAAAAAAATGAGATGCCTTTTGGACAACTTCCAGTTATGGTATTAAACGGTAAAGTTATTGCTCAATCTGGGACTATTTCTAGGGTTTGTGCAAAATACGCCAATTTATGGCCTCAAACAACTAAGTGGTTACAAGTTGATATGATTATGGAGCACTGTAATGATATTTTCAATATGTTTGGGAAAGCAAAATATAGTGGCGATAGTGATATGCAAAGAATGGCATGGAGTAAAGTAGAAAATGAAACATTACCAGAAAAGTTGAAATGGTTAGAAAAAATGTTGGTTACTGAAGGTTCTGAATATTTCTGTGATAATAGTGTAACGGCAGCTGATGTTGCTGTTTTTTCTGTATTAAATACTGCGGTTCGTGCTGGTCTTGAAAATTGTCTTGATAATTTTCCACATTTGAAGAAAAATTACGAAGCGGTAAGTCAAGAAGGAAATATTCCTAACTATTTAAAACAAGAAAAGAAAATGTATTTTAACGCAATGAAACCAGAAACAACTGTTGAATCTCAATAATAATATATTTGAATAAGTAAAAATATATTATTTAATTTTGAGTAATAAATGCTTTAAACTCATTTGCAGTTCTACCACCATCATACGCCTTAATTTTATTATTTTGTCTATCTAATAACATTATTGTAGGAAACCCTGTGATTTTTAATTTATTAGTTAATTCTTGCACATCACTAGCTTCATGTTTTGCGGTTTGCCCGGGATTTAATTTTGCGAATTTATCCCATTCTGGCATCATATTAACACAATGAGGACATCCTTTCATGTGAAATAACACTAATTTATTACCCGAACTCAATCCTTCTATCATAGAATATTGATTAAAAAATCCAAATCTAATTTCTTGAACCAATTTGTATAACGCGTATAAGATTACCGCGTATACAACATACCTCTGTTTTTTTGGAAGTTTTTGTACTTTTTTGACAGCTTTTTTTATCAACGACATAACCATATTTATAAATATTATATATATTTTTTTTTTCATAATTAAATTGTTGTATAAAAATTACGCAACTCTTTATCTTTTATAAAAAACTCTGGTCTATAGTTAGTTTCTTTAACAAATCTAGAAGGATTTTTTAATAATTTTCTTTTATCAAATGTATTAAACTGATGAGCAAATACTAAAATAACCTTTCTAGGGTCTAATTGAGCGAATGGAATAGTGTAATTCTTTAAAAATGCTTTTTCTTCTGCTATTTCTGCGTCATCATCATATTTCGTCTCTTTTAATAGTTCTCTTTTAAAAGCAAAAGTTCCGGCGGTTGAATGGTTCGGACCATATGGACCAAATTGATATATTTTATCTAAATCGTTGAAATATATAAATACGATACTACTACCGGATGCTAAAGCTTTTGGACGGGCTCTTAATCTATTTACCGCGTGATTTACTCTCTCCGGAGGATAATAATCATCATCGTCCATATAGACAATAATTTCACCTTTAGATTTTTCATGCATTAAGTTTCGTTTCCTTCCCAATTTTATTTTTTCTTCATATCTAAAATATTTAACACATTCCACCCCTTGAAATAAATCTTCTACAGAATCATCACCATCATCAATAATAATCCATTCCATTAATTCCTTTGGATATGTTTGTGATTGAAAGCATTTTATCAATTGCGGTATAAATATTCTTCTGTTATATGTAGGGGTACATATACTAACAAAAGGTTTTCCACTCGTAGATACTTTCTTTCTTTTCCCTCGGTTTTTTTTATTTCCCATATAATATAATTAAATGTGTTTTCTTTAATTAAATTATTATTAAAATTTATATTAAATAGAACATTCCATACCACCACCCGAAAATTATAAACGCAAAAATACCAGCTGTCCACATCCAAGCTTGATTATATGGATATCCCAATGGTGTTAATTCCTTATATACAGCAGCAATAACTGAAGCAGCCCATATCGTAAACCATACAAATTTATATTTTTTACCATAATGTTTAAATAGTTTTAATCCATTTCCCGCCGCCGTAGGCATTACAAATATATGTATTAATAAATATGCGATTTTGATGAAATATCCCATTCCCATCATTGGGTAAAAAAACAAACCACCTAATGTAACCATAAATAAACCGACAAATATATTATTATCATAGAAGGCACCTAACATATATGCAAAAGGTATTACCTGTAAAGCTATAGCGAGAAAAATAACTGATAAAAATAATCCAGGTAAAGCAAATAAAATACCTAACTCTTTTCCCGAAGATATTGCTTGATTGACAGTTTCGTTAAATCCACCTTTCATAACTTTTTTATTTCCACCTTTCATAACTTTTTTTTTTCCATCCGCCATTGTTTTTCTCATATTTTTTAATTTGTTTAAATCTTTTTTATTCATTCCTAATTTTTTTGCTCCCATTTCCATCATTTTATTTTTAGCCAATTTTTTTGCTTGTCCAGCAACATCTTTCGCATTATGAACAACTTCAGATGCTGTGGGAACCTCTTCCTCCACTTCAACATCAGCCGCCTCTGTACTTGCACCTTCCTCTTCATCCTCTAGACCCGGAAAAAATAATTTTTTTAAACTTAAACACCAATAATTATAGCCAGTTCTTAACATATACCAAACATTTACATATAAATTGCCAAACCAATTTTGAACTATATTATCACTTTTTTTCCAACTATATGGCATTCCATGATTTTTTGTAGATATGAAAGATGTTTCGGTGGGGTCCGATCCTTCTTTATCATATGGTGCAAATTCAGGGTCCGTAGGCATATCAAATGAATTTTCTTCTTTAGTATTTTTAACTCTTTCTATTATTTGAGTGCTTGAGAAAATAACAGAAAAAATAATTAAAAATGCTAAAGCAGCCGTTCCAAAGATACTGCCTACTCTTTGTTCTATAGTTCTTTTTTTTTGATAATCCTTTGCTTTTTGCTCCAACTTCTTGGCGCCTGCCACCTTATTATCTTTTTCATCTTTTGCTTTTTTATAATATTCTTCTTGCATCTTCTTTATATCTTTTGCTTTTCCAATATCATTCATTATATACATAATTAAAATATTTAAATTTAGGAGTTATTATCAAAATTATATTTACATAATTTATATATGTTCTTAGAATTTCTTCAAATGATGATTTTTAAAATTAGAGATGGGATTTTTGGTTTCATAAATGGAATGCTTCCTCTATTACTTATTGTAGTATTAATTTATACAATAGTTAATGCATATAGTGATCTAAAAGTGCTTTTATTATCTCCTTCAAGAATATTTGATGGTTTGTTAAAAAAATAAATTTATTGTTATTATATATATGAAAATAATAACAATATTTACAAATATAATACATAAGGGTGTTAAATTAATAAAACCACTTATTCCTATTATTTTGTTGTTATTTGTATTATGTATGGTATTAAAATTGATAAATGTCAAATATAAATTACATGAAAATTTTATATCACATAAACAAAAAATATTTGAAAGTAACAAGTTTCAACAAATAACTTTACCAAATATAAAAAATTATGACATTGAGTTATCTATTCCAGCTGGACAAGTTTTGCATTCTACTGTTCAGGGTAATTGGGGTATTTCAACCGATGCTAATAATGAGGGAATGACACTTGGCGTTTATAGAGACGGATATTCGGCCGATGGATCAATTTTTAAGGGAAAAAGTGGAAAAGTTTATAAAAGAATGTTGGAACAAGGTCCTTATGTTTTAAAATATGAAATTAGAGACGGAAAAGATGTAAAAATATCTGTTAATGGAAAATTAATTCATAATATTAAAGATGAAGCAGTTCCTTCGGGGAAATTAAAAGTGGTTGGCACTAATTATCATAATTATAATAAAATTGCTAAGGGAACTGATAGAGGACGAAGAGAAATTGATTATATCAAATTTATTCCAAAAGAAATGAAAGAAGGATTTGTTGGAACACGAAAAAACCGGTGGCACGACACGGAAGAATTTGTTGGAACACGAAAAAACTGGTGGCACGACACTGAAGGCATGGAAAATATAGCAAATGAAAAAGTTTTAAATAAATTATCAGAATTAAATATTGATAGTGATCAAATTAAAAATGCTATCAAAACGGTTAAAGAAAATCCTGAAATGGTAAAAGAAATAGGTGCGGCAGTTATGGAAACTATGGGAAGTAAAGACAACACAAAATTTGATGCAATTAAAAATTTATTATCTGTTATGGGTAATGATAGTTTAAGTAAATTACCATCTATGACTTCTTTACAAGAAGGAATGAAAAATAAACCCTGTATCGGAAGTTATATTCAAAACGAACCATATGATTATCAAACACCAAAAATACAATTAAATCAACCACAACAATTACCAAATAAAGAACTATGTCCAGCTGACACATTTACTTGGAATAATAAATATAACGCATATCTTAATTCTACTGGTTCTATAACACAACAAACAAAAAAACTTATTGAATCTCGTGGTAATAAATTATATTGCTGTCCTTCTGGTCAAAGTGAAAAAGATTGTGTTACAGACCGTAAATTCTTAGCAGAATTTGATAGATATAATGACCACAGATTAACTTTATTTGATACAGATAAACCCAATTGTTGTGATAATAATGACCCATTCGTACTCAATAATAAAAAATACTGTCGTAAATTAAAAAAATTCAATCGTTATAAACGACAAGAAATTGATAATACAATCAAAACAAAAATAGATAATTACAATAAAGACATCGTTAAAAGAGAAAGAGAGAGAACAAATGCTTTATTCATACCTTTAAGACTACAACATGATAATAGCATTTTAAATTTAAAAAAAGACGCTGATAAAGAAATCAATAGAATTGATACTGAAAAAAAACTTCTTAGTAAGAGCACTGATGACAATATTGCTCTTATGAGAAACGCGCAAAAACGCATGCAACTAGAAAATAAACAAGCCGTTGGCGATATTGTTACTGATTTACAAAAACAATATGGCTTAAAATTAAAAGCGGCCGAAACAGAAAGAAAAAGAAAAGCAGCACAAATACAAAGTCAATTAAAAAATTCAATTCTTACCCCCAAATATATTAAACCATATTATACACAAGTTCCAAAAATACAAAATACAACCATAACTCCATCTGCTTTATCAAAACAACAAGAAGCACAATTAATAAAATCGGCAAATTTAGCTTTCTCAACACATTTTCAAACTAATAAAACAATCATGAAAGATGATTTTATGGCAATTTCAAATAAATATAAGCCCGGTCACATAACTAAATTAAAAGAACAAAAATTCATAGCATTCATAAATACATTATTTAAAAAGAAACCCCAGGCAACTAAAGAAGATGTTGAAATGATATTAGGTTCCCCTTTGACCGGTAAAACTCTAGCTCAAATAAAAGGACAAGTAGTATCAGCAAACCAACAAAAGGCTTTACTAGTAAAACCATCCAGAAATCCCAATTGTATCGGTAGAGACCCTACATTCAAACAATTAAATCAGCCTTATCATTTTACAGATTTACAAAAACCGGGATGTTGCGATGGATTAAATCCATTTACTCATAATGGCACCAAATATTGTCGCCCATATAACGACCCTACAAAAAATGTCGGTCAATTTTCTCAAGATGTTAAAACCGCCATTGGTAAAATGGGTAAAGAAACCTTGACAAATTATTCTTTTATTAGATAGATGTTATAATTTTTTTATAACATTTATATATATTAAATGAACACATGTATAAAATTATTAATGATAATTATTTTAATTTTAGCTATTTATATTTTTAATAATTATGCAAAAATAAAAGAAGGCATGTATACTTCAAGTTTATATGGTACTAATTGGAGTGGTAGTGCTAGGGATAGATGTGGTGGAGATTGCGATTACGACGCAGATAAAAATGGTGGATGTAAAGGATTTTTAAAATGTAAGCAACGAAACACGTATGAAAAAGTTCCCGGGTGTTCTGGACAGGGTGTGAGCGGACTTGATTATTGTTATAATCCACACATAGACTATTCTACTAAAAAGGTTGGTAATTCAATGAAGCGAGTAAATAATTTCTGGCCAGCTAAAAGTGTAAGATCGTGGCGTAGAGGTAATTATAATACTGAAACAAAAACTATGCCAAGTGATTTAGGTGATAGTGTTAAATTACACTTTTGGTTTCATGTAAGAGACCAAGGATGGGGTAACCATACATATATGTATATGTATTTAGAAAATACAACTAAAGGTATAACAAAACATTTAAAATCCGGTTATGGGCGTCGTGGAAAAGTACATTCAGGTACTATTAATATTAGTCCTTATGTTGCGGCAGGAGACAAAGTCTACATTAGATTTAGACCGTCTAGATGGTGGTCTGGTCATAGATTATATTTTTACAAATTTACTAATATGCATTTAGATTATAATACTACGGGAAATAAACAGGGAGCTGTCGGACCTAGAGGACCCGCTGGACCTACGGGTGTTAAAGGAACCGGCTTGAGGGGTCCTAAAGGTGATGACGGTAAAAGCATAAAAGGTCAAATCGGCAAAAAAGGTGCACAGGGTTCTCAGGGTATAGCAGGTCCATCGGGGATTAAAGGTGTTAGAGGACCTAGGGGATTGACAGGAGCGAAGGGATCCGATGGAGATGGTATTCGCGGTCAAGCTGGAGAAAAAGGTCCTGTGGGGGCGCCTGGTGAAAAAGGTGAAAAAGGTGAGACGGGAAGTGCCGGTACTGGTTTAGTTCCAAAAACTTTTGGATTTGCGCAACAATATAATAGAGGCGATTATGTATTTACGGATAGTAATCGGGGTACGGGTAAATCAATGTTTATTGCGCAAGGTTCATTTATATCACGAGCTTTACCAAAAGATGATGACACAAATTGGATAGAATTTAGAGCAGAAAGGGGAGAAAAAGGTGATAAGGGTAAAGCGGGTAAAATGGGAGGTACAGGACTAACTGGACGCCAAGGCCCTAAGGGTAACCGTGGTGAAAAGGGGGATAGGGGAGCTACCGGCGCTACAAGTGCCAGGGGCGCAGCTGGATTACAGGGCCCCCAAGGTGATTTAGGTCTCACAGGTCCTAGAGGTTGGACGGGTGTCCCAGGTAGTGTTGGCATACGCGGGGAGCGCGGTTCAAGAGGGGATAAAGGAGATACTGGTTATATCAAACAATATAAAATTGTTAAGAAAGGTGTTCCTGACATGACTATAAGTGACTTTGACTGTAAAAGACACTCGCAAACATTAGGTAGTAAATATTATCGTTCTGATAATAATTATTATTCCTCTGGTTGTCAAGAAATTACAAGACCAGATGGAACAAAAGAATATACTTACAATGATAGTGTAAATACTACTAATTGTGGTAAAGTTCCCGACAATAGAAATTTTAAAGGTTATACCATTGCATGTCTTCAAGAATTACCTTATAATTTAGTTAAAACATATAATACTGAGTTTGATTTAATAAGTGCTGGTCCTAGTGATAAATCTGTACCTAAATTAGATTGTAAAAGATATGGAGATATGAATGGATTGGATATGAAAATTGTAGATGATAAAAATGCCCCACCGGGATGTTTCAGATGGAGAAAAAATAAAAAAGGAACTCATACCAAAAGAATAAATAATATACCAGTTACTATCAGCACAGATTATAAAGACGAGGTATATTATAATGACACATTGTCAATGGGTGTAGATTGTGGCATTGATAATAAAGTGTGTATTCAACAAAATCCCCATTATAAAGATAATAATAAAACTATTTTTAATCAAATTAAATTAAATAGTAGACTCCAAGAACAACAACAAATGTTGACGAAATATAAATCTCAATTAAAATCTTTGAATTCTAAAATAAACACCGCTAATAAAAATAATAAAATGTATCAAGTTGCTGCTCAACAACAAGCCGGCGATGTATTACCCGGAGGAACTACTCAATCTGGACAATCTGGGCAAATAGTTAAAATAAATAACCCTAGCTTAAACTTTAATAGCATAGGAGCATTAGGACAAGCGATTGAAGCTGGAACAGTAACACAGAAAGATCTTAGACCATTATCCTCACGCGGTCAATTGATAAAAGATGTTGCTGCCGCCGAAACACAATTAGGAAGATTTGAAGCAGCAAAAAAGAAAATACAAAATAAGCAGAAATCAATCTCATTATGGAATGTAGAAGGATTAAATAATGAATATTTATATGATAGGCCTTCTTTATTTAGATGGGTAACTGACCTATTTCAAGGGAAAAAAGAAGGTATGTGGAATAATAATAAATTAAATTTAAAAAAACGAGTATCTAGTTCGCCATTACCATCAGATAATGATCTAGGAAAAGGAGCCGGTTCAAAAGTGACCAATATGAACTCACCATTAACTGGTAATAATAGTGGTCCGGATATGTCTCCCCAAGCAGCGGATGAAATGCAAAAGAATAAATGTATTAAAGGTTGTGTTAAACCAGAAAGCATTAATGCGGATTGCAGTAAAGATATAATAAGACAGGTTATAGACGGTCAAGATAAATATTTTAGAATGTGCAGTAAGCAATGTCTACCTAGAAGTCACGCGGATTATGTTAATTATGATAAAAGTGGTACAGACTTACCATATAATCCAATTGACCACGGTTGTAGAGATACTCAAGCACATTGTGTTAAAAATTGTTCTAAAAGTATGGTAGAAGTAGATGAAAATGGTAGAGATTTAAATCAATTAAACAGAAAAACAGTTCCATTATACTCAAAATCAAAAATGTTCTCTGTAAGTCAAACAAATAATATGTTTGGTCAAACGGATAATCGTTTAGGTGGTTCAAAAACTGCTTATAAAAAAGATTATAAACCAGAAAATCCACATCCAAAAGACGGTTTTGTTTATAATGATGCTATGTGGTCGTTCAAACCATAAATAAAATATTTTGTTTATATTTATATATGAATACAAACAAAATGCTAGGACAAGGCACATGCCCAAAAGGATGTATAGGACCTTCAAATATTGATAATAATTGTAGCAAAGAAATTATTAAACAAGTGATTGATGGTAACGAAAAATATTTTAGAATGTGTAGTAAAGTATGTAGAGATAGAAATGATCCCAAATATGTTAATTACGATAATAGTGACGGCAAAACCCCATATGATCCAATTAAACATGGGTGTAGGGATACTCAAGCACATTGCGTTGGTAAATGTAATAAAGTATTATTAGAAGTTAGAGAAAACGGTATGAATTTAGAAGCAAAACAACAAGATTATAGAAACGCATATAAAATTCCTCAATATAATAAATCAAAAATTTACACACAAAAAGCAACAACGAATATGTTTGGCGATAATAGACCTAGAACAGGATATAGATTTAACTATAAACCAGAAAATCCCGATCCTTCTGTTGGACCAGTACATAATAATTCTATGTGGGGAATGAAATTATAATTTAATTATTTTAAATAATTTCATTTACTTTTGCTCTTTCAAATATTAACCTGGGAGAGAAGTCCATTTTATATTTTTCTAAGTTTTTATTCGCTAATTCCCTTCTATCTTCTAGAGACATATTCATTAATTTATTATACTCTTTCTCAAAATCATTTGTAAATATTACAAAATCTTTATACATATTTTCATCCAATTGACTACTTCTTTCTGATATAATTAAACCACCAGCACTTAATAATTGTGACATTCTAAGAGCCTCAACACATATACATTTATTATGTTTATGTAAATTTAGAAATATTCCCACACCATCCTTTTTTACAAAGTTATTGAATTCTTTAATATTCCAAATATTAAATATATTTACCATTTTATCTTTTAATTTATTTTTTACTGCCTGATATTGTGGTCTCCATCGCTTATCTCCAAAAAAAACTAATTTACTTTTTTCTGTCAACATAAACTTATTTGAATCTAAATATCCAGCGGGAATATATCTAACTATTTTACTATTTTTTACTCGTTTCTTTATTTCTACAACATTTCGCATTGAATAATCCCAAATCTCTTGCGCATCAAAATTCCATTTTTTCCCTTCATTCCACGGCTCACTTTGATAATATATTGTATATATATTTTTTTGTTTGAATTGTTTCCATGGTACTCTATCAGCATGATATTCTCCAATCCATACAAATATACTATTTGGTTTTACTAATTTCCAATCATAACATTTTACCCTAACATCAATTTTAACATCATAATTTTTAAAACCCTCTGCTAATGTTTTTCTAGCAGGCGCATACATCCAATTTAATTTATCACCACCCCATCCATCTCCGTGCCAAATATAAACACTTTTCATTAATTATGCATTATATAAGTTTTCATGGAATAATAATAATAATATTCCAATTGTGGAACAAATAAAATGGACTTCTCTCCCAGGTTAATATTATTTAAAATAATTAAATTATATTAATTTATCTAGCGTTCATTAATCCTACTCTTCCAGCTGTAAATACTAATACATTATATCTTTCTTCAAATACCCTCAAATCAAAATTATATTGATTAATTTGTCCCGGACTTTTACGAAATCCAATAGGATTATTACTAGTATCACATATATAATCTACTACAGCGCCTTGAGGATCAAATGGGGGATCAACTGTATTAAATTCAAACTTTACAGTTGGAAATCTATTTACATTCATCCCGCCAGAAGGTTGATAATTCTTTCTTCTATTATCTAAGGCAAAATTGTAGCAATATAAACCATCCTTAGCATTTCCATGTGTTCTATTATATTTTTCAATATAATTAAAAACTTCCTGTTGCATTACATTTTCTCTATAAACTCCTCCCATAACTATCCCCATATTTATTAAAATACCTTTTTGATTGACATCATAATTTCCAATAGTTCCGGTAATATGATAATTATTAGGATTGGGTATTTCTTCATCCTGTTCGTTTAATGGTAATTCATCTGTAATTGTTTGTGGCATTACATTATTATATGCCCAGTTTGTATAATTTGACCATTCATTTCTTTCTTTAGAATCGCTTCGTCTAAATCTCCACATATAATTAATTACTAAATCTTTACTTTCCATTTCTACCATTTTACTACCTGCTACACCCAAATGGTCATATGTATAACATTGTTTAATTAATAATTTATGTTCATTTTGAGCAAAAACCCGTCTTTCTTCTTGTCCTAAAAATATATATGTGGCTGTCAAATGAACATCGGCATTCCAATCATTTCGTGTTGTTTCATATAGTTCTTGTGAAGCTAAAATATCCCTAGGTGGTTGTAAAAAATGCCACGGTTGTTCGTCTATATTATTCGGGTTGGGTCTTATTCTATAACTTAAACCAGTTCCATCTGTAACATCATGAATATTATTTATAGTATATAAATCGGCTACAGGTGCAATAGTAATTTTAATAGATACCTCTTGATATTGAAGACTAACTAAAGGCAAAGCCATTTTACTTGAATCGCAAAAAAAAGCATCTAATGGAATATATAATCTTCTAGATCTAATTGATGGTTGAACACCACTTTCATCAATATACATAGAATGTGGATAAATATTAACATTTCCGTTTGCTGATCCGGGATCATTTATTTCTGAAATATTTCCTGTCATTTTATTCCATAATTTTTTTTTGGCATCATTGTAATCTCTTTGAACTAAGCAAGATAAATATTCTCCGGGATATCTCGCCAACGTTGTTCCACCACTGTGTATTTCTACTTCTTGTATCATATTTGAACCGATTTCTTCTATCCACCTAAATTCGTAAGGTATTAATTTATTTCCCGAATATGTTCCAGCAGAGTCATAAAGAAATGGACTATATATATCGGGTAATGTAACACTTAAGTATGTATCGTGTAATAATTCTGCATACCTGGGAATTTTAAAATTGAATATCGTGGGGGTTGTTAAATTCAAAACCCTGCTACCCTGATAATCAATTCTAAATCTTTGTAATCCAAAATTAGTACATTTGGTATATGTAGCTTTAAAATATGTTTTTTTTGGATTACCATTTAATATTAAATTTTCTTTTCCATAAGTAGTTAAATTCATTAATCCACCGGTCATCTCTTAATATAATAATACAGATTATTTTAATATATTTAATAGTTAATAAATATAAATTTTAGGATTATCATAAACATTATAATATTCCATTTATATATATATGGTTCAATATTCGGATCGCGCAAAAAAATTAGGAAAAAAAATGAGTCAAGGTTTTTATCAATGGGTTACCGACCCAAAAAATAGACCAGTAATCTTTTTTTATATTCTTACTTTTATGCTTATTTTTGGAGCATTAAGATTTTATGATTATAAATCAAATTTAAAAGGAAAAAATGATGAAGATATTGAAAAATTATATGGAAGTGGTACGCAAATAGGAAATATGCCAATAACCCATAAACACGGATTGAGAGATTATTATATATTAGGTAGTTATAACTCTTGTTGTGGCGGTTCAATATCTAATGATTTTGTGAGTTTAGTTCCTTTAAAAGAAGTTATAAAACAGGGAGCTAGAGTATTAGATTTTGAATTATATTCAAAAGGCGGAAGAGCCATTATAGCAGCAGCTCCAGATAGCGAACCTAATGAAAAAGTTATGTTGAAAGGAAGTTACAACCATATTGATCTTGACCCCTTATTTAAAACACTTGAAATTTATGCTTTTGGGGCCGGTTTAGCTCCTAATCCCAAAGATCCCCTATTTTTGAGTTTCAGAATTAGAACAGAAAATTCAAATGCGATTGATCAACTAGCTAAAAAAATAAAAGATGTTTTTGGAAATAGATTATTATCCAGTCAATTAGGAAATGAAGGTAAATACGCAAGTAAAAAATCTAATATGCAAACAGTAAAAATAAGAGATTTATGGAATAAAGTAGTAATAATGGTGAGCGATCCTAAAAATACATATGAGGGGACTAATTTAGCTGAGTTAATAAATTTATCTGATAAAATGCCAAATTACCGCGTTCTTAGAAATTATGATATTGTTTTTGGACATGATATGTCTGAACTTACTGAATCTAATAAAAAGGGTATAACCCTAACTTTACCCGATGCTGTTTCCAATGATACAAATCCAAAAATTATTTTACATCAAAAATATGGCTGTCAAATGTGTTGTAGTAATTTTAGTGTTAATGATACCAATCATAAATTCTTCCTTAAAAAATTTCAACAAGCTGGAACCGCATTTATTTTAAAACCATATCACCTTAGATATCACGAAACGAAAATTAAACCTCCAAAGGACCAAAATGTTAATGTTAGTTATAAAGAAAGAAAAGAAGGAACTGAAGTTGTTGATTTTAAATTATAAATTAATATATTTATCTTGCTTATATATATATATATTAATGACTATATGCGATAAAAAAATGAGTTTTGAAGAATGTGAATTGGCAATATTAAGAAACGCGATTGATACTATAGATAATAAAAAGGGAAAAAAAGCTATGAATGACCCCGATGTCACAAAAATAATATCTATTGTTGAAGACTTTTTAAAAAGTAAAAAATTAATTTGTTATGGAGGAACCGCGATTAATAATATTCTACCAGTTGAAGATCAATTTTATAATAAAGATATTGAATTACCTGATTATGATTTTTATTCCCCCACGCCACTAGCACACGCAAAAGAATTAGCTGATATATATTATAAATTGGGTTTTGAAGAAGTTATAGCACAATCCGGCGTTCATGCTGGAACATTCAAAGTTTTTGTAAATTATATACCAGTTGCGGACATTACCTATTTACCAAAATTATTATTTAATAGATTAGCAAAAGAAACTATTACCGTTAATGGAATTCATTACTGCTCTGCTAATTATTTAAGAATGAATATGTTTTTGGAATTATCAAGACCAGCCGGTGACGTTTCTCGTTGGGAAAAAGTACTAAAAAGATTATCCCTTTTAAACAAACATTATCCATTAAAAGGATCACATTGTAATATTGATAATATTCAACGGGTATTTCAATATGGCACAAAAAAATCTCTACAAAAAGGTGGTAAAAAAGTTTTAACTAATATGAAAGATGAAGAACAATTTTTACAAACATTGGAAGAAAAATTATTTTTTACAATAAGAGATAGTTTTGTAAAAAGCGGTTGTGTGTTTTTTGGCGCTTTTGCAAATAGATTGTATTTAAAAAACTTAAGTAAAAAATATGTTCCCGAAATTCCTGATTTTGATGTTTTATCTGAAGATCCTGAAGCTACTGCAAGAATAGTGAAAGAAAGGCTTCACAATATTGGTGTTGACAAAATTGATATTATTAAACACGATGAAGTTGGAGAAATGATTGAAAAACATTATGAAATTAGAGTTGGGCCCGAAACTATCGCTTTCATATATAAACCTATATCTTGTCATAGTTATAATATTATAAATCTAAATGGTGAAAACATTCGCATTGCTACTCTTGATACAATGCTCACTTTTTATTTAGCATTTACTTACGCTGAAAGACCTTATTATGATATATCCCGATTAATTTGTATGAGTGAATTTTTGTTTAAAGTTCAACAAAAAAATAGATTAAGTCAAAAGGGCATTCTTAAAAGATTTAGTATTGAATGTTATGGAAAACAACCTACATTAGAAATGATGCGCGCTGAAAAATCTAAAAAATTTAAAGAATTGAAAGATAAAAGAGGAACAAAAGATTATGAATGGTATTTTTTAAGATATGTTCCAAAAGATGAAAAAAATCAACCTGCCAAAAAAAAACCTAAAAAGAAAACAAAAAAAAGAATTTATAAAAAAAAGAAAAAGAAAACAAAAAAAAGAAAAAGAAAACGAAGAAAATATAAGGGCATTTTTAAGTTTTAAATACTGGTTATTTTTGTTTTGTAAATATATGATTAACATATTTACAAAAGACAATATCATTTTATTAAGTGTTATTGCTTTTATTATTTTAGAATTATCTATTATTAGATATACCAAATTACATAAAATTGATTTATTTATTATTTTTAGTAAAATCGCTACACAAATGTTAATTATCACAGGAATTTCAACTCATTATAAAAAATTTAATGATATTGGACATAGCTTAGTTGGTATATTAACTTTACTTATTCCTGTTGTTTCTATTAATAAATATATATTATGTACTCACATTATTATTATGTTTATCGCTATGGGAACTAGAAAGATTAATGGTAGATGTTTGTTGAGAGATTATGATCCCCCCAAAGATGAAAAAGCCATTAGCAGACAAATAGATTTAGATTGGCTAACATGGGATATATTATTTCCATCTATGGGTATTATTAGTGCTGTTAAAATCGCAATACTTTAAAAATGCATGGACTTTCTTGAACCTTTACATTTCACATGACCTTCAAAAAATTCTTTCCATGTAAATTTCGTTGTATATTCTTGTTTTTTTGCTATATAATATCTCAAAAACCCCCATATTAATACTATTAATGTTGCGGAGAATAATGATATTTGAATATTTCTTAACCAATCATCCATTGTATTATAATCTTCTGTAAATTTCTTGTCCGTACGGGCGGAACTAGATTTACTATTAAACTCTTGTGAATAATAATCTCTATAATTTGATATTACATACACAACTGCCAGCATTGAAAATGATACTATTGTATATATCAAATCGGTTCTAGAAAATATATGAAAAACTGTCCATATTAATATCGCTTTTGCTAATATATATGTTGGATGATCATTTCCTACCGATGAAAAATCTAATGTAAAATATATCATAAAAAATAGCATTATATGCTTCGCAAACATAGAACTCATTAATCTCTGTGTTTGACAACTTAATAATTCTGCCAAAAAATTACCGCTTATTGCTAATACCAGCAAAAATAATGCTTTTGTTATACCAATCACAGTTTCCCTATTAAAACCTATCAATTCTAAATATCTTCGTATATTGTTAAAAAAAATTGGTGGCCCGTATGGCGATGAGTTAAAAGGAGTATCTGTCTCCGACATATATATATATATTAGTTAAACAAATTAAATTAATAATAATAATACTAAATCCTTTATATATTCCCCCAACAATTCTTTAAATTTTTTTACCACACTTAAATGACAAATATAAGGATATATTTTTTTTAACAAATTCACAAGATTCATAACTACCAATACAAATATATAAAACCCCCATTGATTTAATCTAACCATTGTCCATTCAAACACAGACCAATCATTAATATAACTACATATATAACTTGAATGCTTATGATGTAAAAAATTATGAGTTTGTAATGCACCTTCTACTAATCTCCCATATACATTTCTTTCTTTATGTATATTCACTGATTTTAACCATAAATAATAATTAGATATGCTAATATACAACATTGGATTGTCTCTTTCATCGCGTGTATTAAATATATATGGTAATCCCCCATCAATACATTCGTCATAATACATCTCACTGTCTATAAAATAAGGTATATGAATACTTTTACATATTGTAGTTAATAATTCCTTTTTATTTTCATATACATTCTTTTTTGCACAACAAATATCCTTATCTCTATAATTAATATATAACTTATCCTTACTATAAGAATTAAATATTTCATCGGGCATATTTAAGACTTTCTCTCCCAGAATGTCATGCACAATAGAAATATTTAATTCATTAATAAAATATTTTCTTATTTTTTTATAATCGTGTATCCAATCTTCTAATGTATCTGTTATAAAATAAAATGCCATAATTGCTCCAGCACTGCATCCTGATATTCGTTCAATCTTATAATAGTGCCTTTTTTCTAGTTCTTTTATCAATAACAAACTACCCAGCATATATCCTATATTACAAGCACCACCTTCTAAAATTAGGTCAATACTTATAGGCTTTTCTGGTATTTTGTAATTGTCTGCTAAATTTTTAATGAAATTCATTAAATTATATACATATTATTACTATTTAGGATTAGCGCGTTTTATTATTTCTTAACTATATATATATGGAGGCGATTGATAAATTAATTAACCACTTCAAAAAAAGGTTTCCAAAGGGCAAATGGAATAAAGTTGGTGACAAAATTAAAAAAAGATATAAGGAATTTAAAATTATTAGTGGTGGTGGGAAAAAAAGATCAAAAACACCGGCTAGTATAAGAGGTATGACACACGCCGCTAGAGCAGCTATACAAAGAATTATGGCTAATGGAAGAGCTCGCGCCGAAACAAGATTTGGACCCGAAGCACAAGAAGCATTTAATAGATATATAAATAATATAATAGGCCAAGCGCCACCTGGTGCACGAGCACAAATGACATTACTCCAACGCGGTGCTAATATGGCTCGTTCTACTGATTATACCGATACCCAAGTTCAAGAAAATTTGTTTAATTTATTTTGTCAAGATTATGAAAGAAAGGATGGCATTTTGAGACAAGAAAGAAGTGATAGACATAGAATTGATTCAGATAATTGGTCTCGCAATGCTTTTATGAGATATAGAATATTTATATCGGGTTTAACATTTGCTTTTGGAATTTATGCTTCTTATTGGGCATATCATAGATTTAATAGACCTACCGCAATTGCTCAAGAACTTGTAGAAAGTGTTTTAAATATTGCTAGTTATAGACATAATCAACCTTCCCCAAATACAGAAGCATTACCATCGCCATCACCGCAGCCATCACCGGAACAATTACAATTGCCGTGCTCGGATGGATTTTTTGCCTGTGGTTATAATTGGGCTAGAGGACAACCTTCGCCATCTCAAGTTCCTGAGGCGCCTGCTGAATTACTAGCATTACCCGCACCAAATAGAACAACTGTTCAAGTTATTGGAGATTGGATATCTAACACAGCTGGCTCTGTACTTTCTTCAGTAACAAGTTCCAGTAAGAATGTAGGTGGGGGATTGTTTTATGTATTTGGTTCAATGGTAGATATTATTGAAGAATTGGTAGACCTAGGTGCCGTATTACCGGGATTAGCAGCTGGTTTAATCACATTTCTTTTTTTTACTATTGTATCATTGGCAATGTTATATGGATTTAGTATATGTGGAGTAGGTATTATTCCAGCACCAGACCCCCCTAGAGGACCACCGGGACCCGATAAAAGACCTCCTCCTCCGCCGGGTCCTTCAGGTCCTAAAATAAGTGCAACAAAACCCGATTTTAGTGCGGCCATGGGTAAGAGTAGAAAAACTGAATTTAAATTCCCAACTACAACTGGTGGAAGAAGGAGACGAAAAAGAACAAAAAGAAAGAAGAGAAGAACTCGCAAAAAAACCAAAAGAAGAAGAAGAAGAAGAAAAACGAAAAGAAAAAAGAGAAAAAGAAATTATACAAAAAGACAAATAGGCTGTAATAGAAGAAAATAATATAATTTATTCTAAGTATATTATATTCAGTGAAATACATTACACCCTTGAAGATTTAAAACGCCGTTTTTTCAATATATTTATTCATAATATATATATTGAATGCCCTCACATAAAAGCGAAGATTATAAGATTACTGCTGTTAAATACTTTTTGGAAAATAAA